CCTTTTTTTGCCTCGACCATTTGTGCGTTAAGCATGTCGAGGTATGCCTGTTTCTGAGAGTCCGTTGTGCCGTTGAATGTGTTGTTGTTGCTAAATGTTTGATTTACAACACTGTTATTCGAAGCGTAACTTCCGATGATGTCATTTATATTCGCAAGCTTTTCTTCATCAGACGTTCGTTCGCTCCCTCCAAAGAAGTCCATCAACCAGCCAAGTGCATTCACAATAAACTCCATCGCGCTCATTGAGAGTTCCATGAATTTTTTGATAGTGCCCTTGTTTTCCATGAAGAACTCAATAATTTCCATTTGCATATCGAGCTTGAACTCTTCCATCTCAATCTGAAACTGCAAATATTTATCAAAAAAGCCACTGTCATAGAGCTGTTCGTACTTCTCAGAGTACTTTGTCATTATCTCTTGAAACTTACTCTTTTGTGTGTCGTTCATGTACCAGAGGTCTTCCTCTGACTGAATGCCCAACATCTGCTTAGCTTTGTCAAACCCATACGACTCACTTGCAGAGAACCCGTAACTGAACGCATTCTCACGAGTATTCGCATTAGTTAAAAGCGAGCTCTGAAGCATTGTGCCAAGCTCGCTCCAAGCATCTTTGAAGAGATTTCCTATCGAGTTCAAAAAGCTTTGCGCAAGACTTGAGAGCTTGTTGAAAAATTGACTTTTGAGATTGCCAATCATGACCTCAGTGCTCTCATCGAACTCGGTTTTGAAGTTTTGACCAAACTCTTCTTTCAAGCTCTCATTGCTGTCAATGAGCTCTTGCATGTATTTCATGAGTTCTCTTGTCGTTGCATCTTCAAACTTGTCGCCTTTGCCTTGAACAGCTCTATATTGGTCGAGCATCGACTGAGCTTGCTGCAAACTCGAACGCCTTGTGTTGTAGTCATCGAATTGCTCACGAATTTTAGCAATGCCTTCATCGCCACCGAAGACTTTTATTTTGCGAAACGAGTCGAACAGCTTATCAATCTCTTTGACGCTATTTTCGTCGGGTGTAAATCTTACGCCCATATCAAGATGAAACTCGTCCATTGTTCGACCTCCTTGTGTTCGTGTTTGGTGGACCTGCTGAGAATTGAACTCAGGTCTTACGACTTCCCGTTTAGGGTCTTAGTCGCGATCGACACCATTTCAGGCCCATACTTTTGAGTTCACCAGTTTAATTCTGAGACTCATTGTGTATGATAAATAAATTTATATTATCCTTACAACGAAGTGTCTTAGAAGTCAAACGATGAACTCATGTATTATTTTCTGATTGATTTATGGATTGAACTCTTGTTGTATGCGTTCACCGTGTATAATTCATACAAGTCAAGAGCCTCCTCGCAATCATAGACGTCTCGCAACTCCGCCAGTGTTGCAAGCTTGCTCGATATGAGCGCGTACACAATTGTGTCAAGTCGCTCACATTTGAGCAAGTCCAAGTTGCCTTCAATAGGTGGGCTCGGTGCGAGTGACTCTATTCGGCGGACTTCTCGAAAAAAGGCGTCAAGAACTCCTTCATGAAGAACTCAACAAGAGCCTGAACTCCTGCGTAGTCTTCTTCGATGCCGGCAGGCAAATACACGTTTGCATCTGCTTGCTTGACAGGCAGCCACTTTTCACCGACCTGAACTTCCATACGCTCAAGTACGTCAGTGAAGAACTGCTTTGCACCTGCAACACTCTTCATGTCACTCGCCGTTCTCAGAGCGAGTGCTTCAATCGCGTTCATCTTCTTAACTCTGAACGTGAATGTTCCGATGTCGATCGTTTTTTGTTCCATCTTACTTTACCTCCTCTGCAAGTTGAGCTTCGAGCTCGTTAATTTCCTTACGAACTTTTGCACGAGCAGTATGATATATTTGCATGTCCTCGTCCGAGTATGGCGCAGATAAGCCTTGCATTATTGCTTCGAATTGCTTCATCAGTTTCCAATCACCAATGTCAGATGATTGTGCTGAAAGCATATTCTTATGTTCTGAAATCTGACGATTGATGTTTTCAATCTTTTTACGATTATTCATAGTTTATGCCTCCTATAGTAATATCTATTAGCCAATTATAAAGCGGGGACGAACGGCAATGCCGTCGTCGAAGGATTCGGAGCAGTCCGCAACGCCATCGTCGGCGACAACGCAAAAGTCGTCGGAGGATGTAATATTGCGCAGCCAGTAATAGTAGTTATTGCCGCTTGCATCTTTTACGATAATCTTCTTAGGGTTCAATCTGAACAGAGGAAGCTGACCGTAGCAGACCATACCATTCTCATAACCGGAAGACGAATATGACATATAGCCATAGACTTCTGTCTCAGACAGTAAGTTCGCCTTTGACGCTTTCCACGTGCATGCATTCGATGCTCCCGTTAAGCTCGGTCTCAGACAGTTCTTTGCGTTTGCATCTACGCCACTCGTAAGATATTCGTAGACGCTCAACACATGCGATGCTCCAATCGCCGTTTCAAGCTTCGTTACCCACGAAGGAAGCACTGTCTTGAACATATCCGTATTGACATAGCCTCCGGTAACATCGCCAGAATTATCCATTGCAGCTGTCTGCAAATAGACGTCCGGAATGATGATTGCATGATGCTTGTTCATCTGATTTGTTTCGTAATACGTCTTGTAGAAAGTATCGAAACCTGCAATTCGCATGATGAAGCTTGCGCCACCGAGAGAGACTGTGAAGTAGTCTCCTACGAAGAGGTCGACGAACTTTCCGCTCGAAATTCGTATCCATAAACTGCTGTCCGTCAAGTACGAAGTGATGTTCTTTTCACGATAAATACTATTGTGAAAGCCAGCATTCGAAATTTCAGGAGTAGATAAGTCATTTCCATCCAAGATAATGCCATTGTTTGTTTTCATGCGTCCTCCTATTTGATAACAACTTTAATTGAGATTGATAAGTTCGTGTAAATTGTGACGTTTCCATTTGTGTCAATAGCAGGTGAGTCATAAGTCTCTTCCCACAAGCTCCCGTTCTGAACGTATGTGTGAACGCTCGGATAAGCGCCTTTGCCGTGTGTTGATGCGCTGATTGTTGAGGAATAATTGCCTCTTGAACCTGACCAACTCGTTATTGTTGTGACATAAGGCGTTCCACCTCCTGCTTCACCCTCGTAAAGAGCTTTCTTGCCGTCTGCTCGAGTAAGTATGCCAGCACCATCAATCTTAAACACGATTTTGCCTGTGTCTTCGTTATAATAATTCAGAGCACCCTTATCACAAGGCGACCATAACACGACTTGGTCGCCATCGAACCAGATGCCTGAAGTCTCATTTATCGAAATGCCTTGTGATATACCAAAGCCAGACATAAATGTGATGTCTGTACTTGTGCCTTTATAAGTCGGTTGGCTGCCGACGTTAAATGAAACTTTTGCGCCATCAACATCCACGAAAGCAGACGATATGTCAGCAAGTGTAAGTATAACTGCTTTAGTCTTTCCATTAACACTTGTCACCGGAAACTGTAATGCCTTTTCAAAATTATACAAATTCGTTGTCGGCATTGCAACAACGCTTTCTAATACTCTAGTCACCTCTCCTTGTTTTGGCGTAACCTTAATATGCACTTGATTTTTACTATACTCTGGAAAATCACAATATACTGTGACAACGCCCTTGGTATGCTCAATTTTTACTAATGACGCCAGCATATTATTTTCGTCACCATACATCACTGCAGATTGAATGTAATAGTTTTGCGTCGCAATTACAAGAGTGCCATGATATGTATTAGCTGTTGTACACGATATGTCAATAGTGATGTTGTTGTCATATACCGGTATACTTCCGATACAAACTTTACCATTTACAGAAGCTGAAAAATCTTTACGAATATCACATGCGAATGCCTCAACAAAGTTTGAGAAGTCAACAATTGTTCCATTCACATTACCATAGAGTTTTGCTACTCCACCGACAAGTCCGAACGCAAGCTCGCCGTTTGCAAGATTTGCAGTGGTCGGCATGTTGCCTGATGTTATGAGCTTAAGATTTGATACAAGTTCTTTCGTAGCCATGTTGACCTCTTTTTAAGCGTTTTAGATAATTGCGATTTTCAGAACAACATCTGCTGCAACTCCGTTCGCATCGACCGTAATACCCTGGCCCGCTCTCACCATAACCACACCATTCGAAACATTCAAGCCATCTCCAAAACTCGCAATGCCCTTTTCTGTAGATGTTGCTGTAGGTAAATTCGCCACAGGTATAACACCTGTAATATCCGTTGTTGCAACAATCGTGTCTTTGAATGCCAAACCTTTCAAATCGGCGAACCACTTTGCGATTTTACCGAGCGAAACAGCGAGTGTCTCACCTGTTGCAACATTTGCTCTCGAAGCAGCCTGTGTAAAGTTCGTCGAAATGTCAGTACCTGTAAGAATGACTGCACCTTGCTTGCCATTTACCGATATGACTTTGCAATCAGGTGTAAGTAGCTCTTTCCAGTTTGCAGCTGTCGAAGCAGGTAAAGATTGTAAAATAAACGACTTGCTTACGTCTGTTCTGATGGCAACGTCACCAACTTGCGCGTCCAAAGCAAGCATTGCCGTTTCACTATCAACGACATATGTTTCGGTAATTGCCACTGCCGGAATTACGCTCTCAACGAGCTTTCCATTAAAGTCCAACACAGGCACATTGCCTGCTGCTGTTCCGACGTCTTTCGAAGCTGCAGAACCAAGACTGTTAACGACCTCTTGTTTTGCCGTTGTAATAGCGTCTGTCACGCCCTTTTGAGATATGACCGCTGTCGTGCTTTGACCTGTGACCTGAACGATTGTGACCTTTGCCTGTCCCTCATCGACTAAGTCATGTACGGAACCATCGTAGTTGCCCCAGATGGAGGCTCTCGAATTGACGATACCGAAGCACATATAGCCAAGAGGAAGCTCTGTGGGTGTAGGAACACTCGTACGAGCAGAGCCGTCAATAAGTTTTAAGTTAGTTATAAGCTCTAAACTTGCCATTTTATGTCTCCTTTCGCCCCCCCCATGTACTGGGTCCGGGCAGATTTTAGATTTTCGTTATAAGCAGCGTCGGGTTTTCGATTGCAAACTCCAAACTTGCAACTCGCTCATCCAAAGCGCCAATGTCCTGCTTTGTTGCTAGTGTTGGATTGACGAGAATAGGTTGTTCTGTGTTCACCCATTTGTCGTCAACGTATTTCCAACGAGTGTTTGTCTCAAATACGTCTGCGTAGTCGCCCGTAAATGCCGAAGCCTTTTGCAAATCTTGTATTGTTGCGAAGTTGCCTTTGTACGAGTCATTCGATTGAATGAGCAATGTTGCAACACGTACTTTTGCAGGCTCTCGTTTTTTGAGCGTCGCATGAAAACTTTTCTCAACCACTGCCATTCAATTTGTTCTCCTTTTTGAGTATTGTGAGACCGCCATTATGAATGACTGTTATAGGCGTTTGAGCCGTCTTAAACTTTACCGTTATATCATACGTACATGTGCATGCGCTAAACCCAGATGTCAAACTCGAGTCAAGCGTAAGCGCAAATTGCGAACGACTTATCGACAAAAGCTCAATTTGCGTTTTGAGACGAGAGCAAGTAAAAATTACAGACTCAACATTATCGAGCGGCTCATCGTTTTGGTCAGTGATGTTATACAAAAACGAACCGTAATCGCCTTGCACAAGCTCGATATCGTAGTCGTCTTTAAGTTCGACCATGCAGTCATAACCCATTGCTCTCACCTCCTTTTAGTATATAAGCACCTTCAATGCGACCTGAGCGTTCGAGTAAACTGTTACGTTACCCGTCGTCCAGTCGATTTTCGGTGAGTCGTACGTCTCTTCACCGTTAACATATGTATGAACTCTCGGACGTATTCCGCGTTTATGCGTAGCAGCAGGAATGACGTATGAATAATCGCCAGCACTTCCAGTCCAAGAGCTCGTTGTCAAATCAACTTCGTAATAACCTTTGAGCTGAGTAATGTCTGCCTGAGCTGCATCCATTTCACTCTCAAGCGTTGTCACTCGCTGTCCAAGTGTTGAGGAACCTCCGCTTAAAGCTGCGACCTCGTCTTCCAAATCATCAACACGAGGTTCGAGAGCATCAAGCCTATTCTTGTTAGCTGTGATTTGATTTTGCTTATCTGCGAGCTTACCGTTTATTACACCCTCTCTCGTGTCTGTGTATGACTTAGCTGATGCCAACACTGTGGCGTCTAGCTGGTCAATCGCAGCCTTGATTGCGTTCTTGACTTGTGTGACAGTCGACATCAAGCTCAAACCGTCGGGAAGTGTCTTAATATCGTCGCACATTTGCATTAAGCCTGCCACAACGATATTCGCTTGTCTCAACGCTGAATTGACTCGCAACGCGCTTGCAGGGTCTCCAGCTTTGAAGCCGTTAACCCTTTGAGCGTCTGCCGCAAACACAGATACAGACTGAACTTGTTGTCCTGCTGTGGGTGAGTCAACCCACGGTTTGAAGTTGTTTGCCATAAGCTTTACTCCTTACACATTATTGTCTGAGATGTTACTCTCCTTTGCCGGCCAAATCGCTAAGTGTGAGCGTTTTCTTAGCACTTGTCTTTGCAGTTTTGTCTCCGCCCTTTACGTCAGGCATCTTGAACTCTCTTGTCGCCTCGCTCACAGTGTTGAAGTCTTTCTGTTCAAGCTCATCGAGCTTGTCTTCGTCGACCTCTTCTGTCGAGCCGATGGTGAGAATTTTGTCAGCTGCAAGCGCCTTGACACTCGGCCATTCTGCGATTTCCGCAGGATAGCGATGCGCGCCCTTGCGAATGAGCACCTGATGTTTGGGCCATTCGGGATTAACTTTGAGTCTGTCAGGAACGTGTGCGTCAGGGTTAGTGACATCCTTATTTTGCAAACCCGTTGTGACCCGAATAGTTACATCCGACTGAATTTGTACGAACTTTGCCATAGTTGTGTCTCCTTTACTCTTATTTATCTCAATCGACATCGTCGTTTGACATCATATAAACACGCAACACTTCGCCTGTTAGAAACCTGCAAAAGTGCTCCTTGCTTGAAAGCGCCCTGTATAGTTCAACGTTTACTCTGTTCATGTTAAGTCGTGTGACTTCCTGACCCATGAACTTGAGAATATCTCTCACATTGTCAAACATATACTTGAGATTTTCGTCGGATTTATCATAAAAAACAAGAAAAAAGTGGCCTTTGTAGAGTGAGCGTGTATTCTGTTTTGTGCTCGTTTTCTTGGTCATGACTTTACTCTTCTCCTATTTTGATGTTCTCCAACTCTTCCTCGAATTTATCGTCAAGCTTATCAAGCTCGTCTTGTGTAAGCCCGAAGTTTATCTCACCTTTGTTGACGTATTTCATGAGCGCTTGACCTGTGAGCTTAGGTGTGAGAACACCTGCGTCTTGAAGCTTAGTGCATAAATCGACAAACGAGCTCAAGCCCTTAATTCTGTCCTCGTCTTGTTTTTTGACGAGTAACGAGTCAAACGTGAACTCAACTTTATCTTCGATGCCTTCGAGTTGAAAGAGAATGCCCAAGAATTTTTCATATACAGGTCGTAAGTAACTCTCGCAACGTCCATTGATTGTCTCGTCATATCTCTCAAGTGCATCAACATCGTTGCTAAAACCTTGTTTCAAGTCACCGAACAACACTCCTTGCATCTCAACAGCTGCACTTATCTGCCACATGTTCTGCTCAAGCAAATTCGAGAGTCCTGTGAGTCCTGCAAAACCGTGTTCCTGATATTCGTCCTCTTTGTCCAAGAACGTCAAGCTATTGAAGTTGCGACCCCAGTTCACCATCTCGAGTCGTTTTCTCAGTTGTTCTTCGTTCTCAGCGTCTTGGCCCATGAAAATGCCGCGCATACCAGCCATTTTGATGACCTCAATAAGCGACTTATCTATCAAGCTCTGAACGCTGTTCTTGAGTTTTTCGTCTCTGCTCAATTCGCCTAAGATATGCGAGCCTTCAGCGTAGCCCCAACCTTGCAATTGTCCGTTCTTGATAAGCTTAGGCGCCGTTCGATGTTCGTATCGTAACACAAAATCGTGATGCATCTCTTTGCTAACGCCATCTGCGAATGTCACATTATACATCTTCGGCTTCCCATAGTCAATCGAGTTCATGTCATCGACTATCTCAGATGAAGGTGCTACACCATACCAGCGGTCAACGACGTAAAAGCGCATACTCTTCGACTTACGCGCTTTCTCGATGTTCATAGGGTTCTTGTAATCTTCGTCAGAAAAGTTATCGAACAACATAACTGCGATAGAGCCACCGAAGAGTGAGCCCCATTGCAAGAGATTGATAAAATCTGTGCGCTTTGCTTGAAGCTTACGCATTACATTCACAAATTTTGGGTTCGAGCCAGCAAGTGTGATACCACAACGTATCATGTCTTGTGACGGCTTGTCAATCACACGTCTGAACACCCAACTCTCGTTATAGAGTGCGAGCCACAACCACCAGTTAAGCGTGTCATTGTCGAAGTTATAGTTCGAGAAGTGCTCGCTCACCTCTTTGTTACCGATAGACAAAAGAGAGTTGCCATACGAGTCTTTCATTGGCACACTCTCTTTTGCGTTCTCAAATATTTTCTGTGCACTGTCTGTTACGCGATGTTCGAAATCATTACTTGCCCCGAGTTTCTCAGCTTTCATCATGAGCTCAAGCATTTCTTCTTGCAATCCGGGCATGTACAGACCTCCTTTTGAGCGTGTATGCAAACAGTTATACTATATCTTGATTATATTATATCATATTTTTTCAGGAATGTAAACCCCTTTGATACACATTTTGAAAATATTTTTTACATACGCACACATATGTAGCGTGAAAATTTGATAATGTAATGCGCATGACACGTATATCATGTATGTATACGTGTCATGTGACATGCATGATGTAAATTTCTTAAAACTTTTCATTTTGTCATAAGCATTCTTAGTTACATTCCAATTCAATATTAAAACTGATATCTTCAAGTGAGCTTTTAAGATTTTAACAAATTTTGATAGTTATTATATATATATTATTTCGAAAGTAAACTATATTATATTTTTTTGTATATATCTTTTTTCTTAAAATAATAAAACTTAATCAAAATATACTAATAAAGATACTAGCTGTTTTCGAAAGTAAACTACGGTCAAATTTGCTTTTATTTGAGCATTTTAAGAAAACTCAAAGATGTTAAAATTCTTAAAATTTTCGAAACTTTTCAAGATTTTTCAAAAAAATTTAAGAAGTTTTATCACTTCGGTAGAAAGATAAAAATACATCTTAAATAGATTTCGTTTACTTTCAAAAAAATTCAAAAATGTATTAAAAATGATTTACTTTTCTTTTAAGATGTAATATAATAAATTTAAGATAAGTTAAAGGAGACCCAAATATGACTAAAACTATCGGTGACATTGCATTATCTGTAGACCAACAGGTACTCATCTCGAGACCTCTTGCAGATTGGCTACCTATTCTTGCAGAAGATTGTCAAGTTTATCAGATCGACAATGGCGGCTTTCTTGCAAAACGTTTTTCGCAAATCAATTTCAATTTTTGCGACATTAAAACTGCAACGGACATACTTATAGACAATCTTCATGCATTGCTTCGTAATAAGTATTTTGTCGTATTGACCGATGAAGCGCTTGATAGAAGCATACAAATCGTGAATAAAATGACCACAAATTTGCGTGCTGTTCTCAAAACGGTGACATTCAACAAGCGCAATCTTGGCGAAAACAAAAGTCTATTTTACATCCAAGAGATACCTGATGCATGCATTGCGTTTCGTAATGGGGTATACGATTTTCGTAAAGCGGATTGGTTATTTAAGTATGATAAATTGCAGCTATCAACTGGAGCGACGCTTATAGAGTATAACAAAAATTATTTTGTTCGATGGTACTTCAACTATAACTTCGAGCCTCTTGATTTTTCGCTCAATGACGTTTCACTTGAAGATTTCATACAAGTGTTGCGTGAGCTCGACGACGTTCAACGCAATTATTGCTTCGAACTTGTATATAACATGAGCCATACGTCTGACCATAAGTTTGACATCAATCGTTTTGAACACATGTGTCAAATTTTAGGGTATACATGCTTGAATTCATTTTCTCAGCATTTTGTTATGTTAATCGGTGCAGGACAAAATGGTAAAAACTCATTGTTTGACGGGTGCTTTACGCCGCATGTTATACCTAAACCGTCGGCAAACGATTTAGATGCGATTGAGCAAGATAGGTTTATCACGGGCACACTTGAAGGTCACGCGCATAATATATTTTTGGAAACGTGTGCCAAGACATATCGTGAGTCTAAAAATATCAAATCACTTACTGGTTCACCCGACCAAACGATTGAGCACAAAAATATTGCGAAATACTCAGGGGTCGTGAATTGCAAATTCGTATTCGCAGGTAATGATAAACAAGAAGTAAAATTCTCTGATACGACGAATGGTTTTCTTAGACGCATCAATATGTTTGAGATATTTTACACTTGGGACTCGAAAAAAAAGTTCTTAAAGTATGGAGATTATTACGATGCTTCATTTTCACAAGATTTGCATGAGCTTAAAAACGATCAGCTCAACAGTACTATTTTCGTATATCTTGCGATGTATGGCATTAAGTCTGCGACGAATAATTTCGAAAACGTGTTTGAGTTTACGCATAACGAATGGAATGCAGAATATGCCGACATCGATCACGATTTGAAAAAATCGATCGAGAAAATCAAATGTGAACATCTACTTAGTTGGTGTAGGTCAAGCAAAGAAAACATGAGTATCGGTAAAACCGCGATATTTGCTGCTTCAACAAGACGCAATGTCATTCACAGTATCGTCGATGAGAACGACGTTCAAATTTTTGGTTCGTTTGAGTCTCTTGCAAATGCGTCAAAACATATCGACGAGTTAAACGAAGACATTTATTGCGGATCAGATTATATTGAAGACATTGATGAATTGTTCGTAAGTTTGCCGTTCTTAAAAAACTTTCTTGGTATTGGCACATCACAAAGCATGTTCAATCGAAACTTGCAAAAAATCTACGGCGCAAATTGTATTTCAAGAATGGGCGCAAATGTTGCGTGTATTCATTGCACGTTCAAAAAAGGCAAGTTGCAAATCATCAAATAAGGAGATGACGTATTATGACCGAAGACAAAATCACTTGCGTATATTGCGGATGCGCGTATATCAGGCGTGCTCGATATGCGTACTGTCCCGAATGTCATGCTGACCCAGACGAACCCTTAAACGAATACTCACAAGCTGCAGGGTGGTGTGAGCATTGCTGTGATATTGCCGCTCAAGAACATTGCAAAGAAACCGGACTTTGTCCACTCGCATAACTTCGTTCTTTCGTCTTATCGCCCCCCCCTTCATCATCTCATTTATCAAAAACTTTTCAAAAACTTTTCAAAAAGTTACTCAAAATAGTTTACTTTTGATAAAAGATGTGATACAATATATTCAAGATAAATTAAAGGAGACCTCAAACATGAAAACATTTGTACCACACAAGATGCTCGCGCTCAGCTTAAACACTCAAGCCAAACTTGATAAGCAAATTTTACGTGACAAGCACGACGCAATTCTCAATGCGTTTGTGTTGGACATGAAGCAAATGCTTATCGACAAAGAATTTGTTGCTTTTGTTAAAGAACGTTCACAAATGAAATGCAACACACCTGCCATCACGATCGAATTAAACGACTTACTTTACAAAATCGAAGCAACTGTTCATAGCACGTCTTTCGAAATAAATGAGTACTTCGATGCGTGTGCATCGCTTGTTGCACAACTTTCTGATAAGCTTATTAAACTTGTCAAAAGTATGTGAGGCGTGATTATGAGCAACAATTCTTGCAAGTCTCGCATGTATTATGAATATCGCACTCGACGTGAGCATACACTTGAACGCATAGTGCTGAACATGCTCGAAACACATCGTAATGTGCGTGAGCTTGCGAGTTATTATCGTGTTCCCAAATCGACGCTTTATGACTGGCTCAAGTCTGCACAAAAATATCTCTCGTACGATTTATATACTCGTATGCAGAACGAGCTCTATTTACATCGATGCAAAATGTGTAACATCTGGCATAACGGCGATCCGTTCTACTATTGCACGTATGAAGACGGTCCGTTAGACTAAAAGGAGAAAAACATGTACAACTTATATAAAGACCTTCAAGAACAACGTAAAAGACTTGCTCAACAACGTCGCTGGGACGCTCGTTTCATGCGAGTCACACAAGAGATTGCAACTTGGTCAAGTTGCATTCGTCCCGAACGTCAAGTCGGTGCTGTGATTGTGAAAGACAAGCGTATTCTTACGACCGGATATAACGGTGCACCATCTGGCATTGAGTCATGTGCTGAGAAAAATCAATGCTTACGTGAGCTCACTCACATTGAGTCCGGCACTCGACAAGAGGTCTGTTTTGCAATACATGCAGAGCAGAACGCATTACTACAAGCTTCAAAGCTTGGCATAAGTGTTGACGGTTCAACTTTGTATTGCACGCATCAACCTTGCTCGATATGCGCAAAGCAAATCATAAACGCAGGCATTAAACGAGTCGTCTATCTTAACGGCTATCCTGACGATTTCGCCTTAAAGCTTTTACACGAGGCGAATATTCAACTCGATAAATTCGACACGCAATATTTAATGTCAAAAGGAGAATAATCTATGCAACCCAATTCTTATCCTGCTCTCACAGCAGAACAGAAAGTCGCAGTTTTCAAACGCGAACTTTCGTACATCAATGACCTCGAAATTCGCACTCTCACAGAAGAGCTTATTGGTGCAATTCCGAATTACTTCTTCGACATTCCTGCATCGTCTACAGGCAAATATCATCCCGACTATGCGCTTGGTAAAGGTGGACTTGTTCGTCATACGAAAGCTGCGTGCTTGTTCGCAAATATTTTACGCGTTCCCAATCCGTTACAGCTTTCAGAGTATGAACTCGACTGTGCGATCGCTGCGCTCATTATGCACGACACACGTAAGTCCGGCATCTCCGATGAAGCAAAGTCACAATACACTCGCTTCGACCATCCTGTTCTTGCTGCAGAAGCTGTGAGAACACACTTCAACTTTAACGATAACTTCCTCAGTGTTGATGATATAGCGAAAAGCATTCAGCTCATTCTTAACACGATTGCTCGAGGCATCGAGTCACATATGGGTCAGTGGAACACTTCGTCTTACTCACCCGGTGTAATGCTTCCCGTTCCCTCAGACCAGTTACAGCATTTCGTTCACATGTGTGATTATCTCGCATCTCGTAAAGAACTCGACATCAAAAATTTATTTTGAGGCGTGATATGCTCGACCCAGATATTCGAACGATACATCTGAAAGACCTCGACCAACACAAAACAGAGCCTGACACTTCTACTCAAACCGAGCCTGACTTGCGTGACCAATTCATCAAGTCAAACCCGAAGAGCGTTCCGCATGAGCTCCAGCTAATGTTGGTCGATATTCAGACAGAGTTCGCTCAATATCTTGTGTCGTCTCAATGCAAGCTCTCAAATGACGAGGCAAATAATTTATGGTTTGTCGTTCGAAAGATTTTCAAAAGTTATGGCTTGGAATAACTCACGCGTACTATATTATATATACGTATATGCACGTGTACACGTGGGTTCACCAGATTAACTCTGAGATATCTTGCGGTTCCTATTTAATATTCTTATTATCTCACAAGTTGTTTTCTTCGACATACCTCAGAATAATTCTTGATGCACTTGTAAATCGTAAAATTGCTTCAAAATTTTTCTTAAAATGTATCCAAAAGAGTTTACATTTGAGAAAAAATGTGATATAATATAATCAAGATGGCAAGAAAACATTCTGAAGAAACAAAACGAAAAATATCTGAAGGCCAAAAAAGATTTGGACAGCCGAAAAACGAGCAGACCAGTTCGTCGTTCAAAACAAAAGACGCTCGATTAGTTTAATGGCAAAACACTTGATTTGTAATCATGAATTGTTGGTTCGACTCCAACATCGAGCTCCATTCAAATCATCATAAAGGAGGTTATCATGGCTCGTACATCTGTTAAGAAAAAACAGCAAGAACTCGCAGTACAAGAACGTGCTTTGCAAATTGCACAAGACAATGTCAATCAAATCGAGCTTGCGTATAAGAATGAACTTGAAACGAACCCTGAGTACTCTCTTATTGTTGACCCACTCAACAAATATAATCTACCTGTCACGACAAAAGAGTTCATCAGGCATTACATAGAACATCGCAACATTACTACTGCTGCAGTATTCTGTCACATTGAAAACGATGAAGCACTTGAGATTTTCACATCATTCCCCGTTCAGCAAGAGATTAGGCGCATCTCTCGTGCGTTATATCATCGTCAGTTCTCTAAAAAGATGATGTCACTCAATGAGATTGGCGGCTATCTCACATCACTCATTGAGGACAGTGAAATTCCTGCAGCTGACAGATTATCGACTCGTGATAAACTCGCAGTAATACGCATGCTCATCGAGCTCAATCAAATGAAACTCGCATCAATGGGCGACCCATCTGTGTTGATGATGCGTGATGTGAATATTCTTGTCAAAGATTTGAGCGTAGGCGCGATTAAAGCATTACTCGAACAAAGCAAACCTTCGACTCCGCCAAATCGTGATATCGTAATTGCGACAAATACGATGCGAATTCAAAACTCTGAACCAGTTCTTACACCTGAAGAGGCTGCATACATTGAGTCTCTTCCTGCAGATGAAGCACTTGCTCTGCTTAACGAGCAATATAAATAAAGGAGGCGCTAAATGAACAAGCAAATTTACAAAATCGCCGGTGTAACAGAAAACGACTTCAAAAATTGGTGCAAAGACACCGGGCGAAAGGCGTATAAGCCTGAAAGCAAAACGGAGTTCTTTGCTCGTCTTGCCGACGGTCGTCTTGTACGCGATGAAAAAACATATAAGCTTATTGCTAAACGTAGGAGCAAATAATTATGAGCAATACGGAGACGAACGATATGAAAGTACAAGCATCACAATTTTTCACACTCAAAATTTATTTGCATCGACGCAGGCGTCCGATAGAACTCGACGGTTTGACTCAAGACGAAGTGAATAATTTCAACGCAAACGCAACCGCAAAAATGTTCATCAAGTACGGGCCTGTGTTGATTAGAACCGAAGCAATCGATTACGTCGTAATCACGCCCTCTCACTAAGCCGAGTATTTTCAAGTCGAGATACTCGGCTTTGTTATCTCAAAAATTTAGTAACTTTCCAAAAAATTTTTTGAAAAAAGTACTCAAAAGTAGTTTACTTTCCATTTCGAATATGATATAATATAATCAAGATAAATCAAAGGAGGACCATACAAATGGCAGACATCTACATGATTGATGCTACGGGCGGTAAGTTCACGCAAAAGCGTTTCAACGAATTCTGTTCGTACATCAAAACTGAGAATGAGCTCGTACATATCGTCGTCGATGATATTGATAAGCGCGTTCCCTACAATCAGCTTAGATCGTTGCTTGAAACGAAAGAGCTTACCGAGATTTTTGAGAGCAAACCAAATGATATATGTTCGTTTGCTTGTGAAGATGCGGCGCTCATCGTTGATACAAACGACGTGACCTGGTGGCAAAAACAAAAGAACGGCAAGTTCGTTAGGACCGAAAAGCTTTTCTCCGAGGTGCAAATCAATACTGCATCTCAGCCTAAAGAAAAGAAAGAGAAAAGCACTTCAACCGGAACAAGCCGTTCTCGTACTCTCAAAATTGCCGCAGGCATTCAAGAAGGAGCGGATATCAACGAGCTTGAGCTCTTTGAAGGCGACAACAAGTCTTGTGTTGCGTTCATCAACGAATACTTCGCAAAGATGAATATTCGTTCGAGGTTTGACGAAAACAAGATTGTAAAGTTCGTTGTCGATTATCACGATGACGAGGAGCTTTGCACCTCGACAAACTGGAAGACAATCGACGAACTCGAGCTTGAAGGAAAGGTGCAAATCAAATGAAGCTATCACACTCGAAACTCGTAAAATTGATGTCATGTCCTATGAGTTATCGACTTACTTATGAGCTCGGCATTTGGACGAAAGTTGAAAAGCCTGCTCTGAGTATCGGCTCGGCAGTTCATTGGGGCATCGAACACAACACATGTGACTTAAGCTCGTACTTCAAAGAGCAAGGCACCTTTAAGCAAGGCGACAGTTACACAAGAGAGCAACTTTTGTCGGAGGCAATGGTGTATGGGTATCTCAAACACAAAGACGAGATATTCGAACAAATTCTTGTCGACCCTGATAACCCGAATGAAAAGCTCGTTTTGGAAGACGAAACGCATGAGCTTTATGTGACAGGCAAGCTTAAGTCGTTCTTGCAAAATCAAGACCATCACGATTTTGTGGGTATCATCGACCTGTTGTTGCTCACAAACAAAGGGTTTGTCGTAATTGACTATAAAACATCAACATATGAACCCGACTGGGACGGCTATCTTGACCAGATTTATCGCTACATCTTCATGTTGCAATCTGAGTTTCCGGACGTTCCGGTCGTAAAGGTCGGCATTATCAACATCAAGAAAACAGCAATACGTCAAAAGAAAATGGAGAACGAGTCAGAGTTCTTCAATCGAATGAAATTCGAGTACGAAATCAACACTGAGAATTACGTGAACTATCACGAATTTCCGAAAAAAGACATCGATGAGCGTTTGCTCGACTCGTACATTTCGAATTTGTCGAGAATGGCTGACGCGGCTCAAACAATTGTTGATAACAAGTTGTACTTCATCAACTTTTCGAATGCAAAGACTTCATACGGCAAATCGGACTTCTACGACATATTCTATCACACGCCAAATGCGTATGTGTTGTACGCTATCACCGATTTTGTCTGGGACGAAGACGAACAAATATTCAGCGACAAGCGTGACTGCATTGAACTCGATATGCGATGCGCGGATGCAGATTATTCAAAAGTTCTGAATAAATATTCATTGTTCGAACCTTTATACATCGAGTATTTCAAAGACAAAATTGCGGATGAAACAACGCTCATACAATTCGTCGAACATCTTCGTTCACAATACTACATTGACGATGACTTGATTTTGCTTTATCTCAAGACACTCAATATGAAGCAAAAGGTCATTAAGGCGTTCGGATGTGTGAACGTTAACGAAAAGTATGACAATCAGATGTATTCATTTAATCAAGAAAAGGAGGTAGAAAACGATGGCACGAAAACCGAAACCGAAGCTTCCGTTGGCGAATAACTGTCGAGCTTTGAGCAAAGACGAACTTTCGTTCATGAATGCGAAGTACGAATTTTGGATTGATGGCGATAATGTATGTGTTCGGTGTACGAATAGAGCTCGTATTACGTATCATCCGAAGAACGAAAAGTTCAGCATCAACATCAAGCGCGTTCGCAAAATCACGTACAACGTCGTTGCAATCGAAATGTTCGAACGCTTTCAAGTCGATGATGCTCGAAAAAAATATTCGTTGACGGACATTCAAAACGCGCTCAACATCTTGCGCATCACCTATCAGCCGATAGACGAAGCGCATGTGTTGGCATTACTCAGCAAATAACAAGATAAAGGAGAACCTATATGAAACGTATCAAAATGCTTCTCTATGGAGAACCTGGCGTAGGCAAGTCTGTGTTTGCCTTGAAAGCGCCGAAACCGTTCTTCGTCTGCACAGACGGGAACTATGAATGGCTGGACGAGTTCGGCGCAGACCCGAACGCACACAAAAATGTATCGTCCTGGGCCGATATGAAAGACGTTCTGGAGTCCAACTTCGACGGTTACGAAACCGTTGTGGTTGACTTACTCGAGGACGGCTTCAAATGGTGCGAGCAGGAGTACTGCGTTCGTAACAAAATCGAGCATGTCTCTGACGTTGGTTACGGCAAGGCGTACGATGCAACAAGGAACGAGTTCTTTGTCACCATTTCGAAGCTGCTTTCGATGGATAAACACGTCATTCTCATCTGCCACGGCATTACGTTCACAACAAAAGACCGTCGTGGTGTTGAGCATACGAGATATGCGCCCAGTTCGCGTATTCCGGACAAAGTGCTCGACATGATTGAAGGCAGAGTTCGTTACTGTTTGAGATGCTACACGGCTGCGGAAGAAGAGCCTGACGGAAAAATCACGAAAAAACGTTTCCTCTCGCTCGTTCCGAAAGAAAATGAGTTCGGAATTATCAGAGGCGTCGATGAAAACACAATTCCTCACGATATTCCGCTCGATTTCGACGAATTCGCAAGAGCAATCAAGCTCAATCTCGACATTCCGGCGCCGGTAAAAACTTCCACACCTGTTCAGGCAAAACAGAAACCTACGAAAACAGAACCTGCACCCGCTCCTGCATTTGCCGAAGAGACAAAACCCGAAGAAACTTCCGCGCCCGAAATCACTGTACCGCTCGATATGAAAGCAAAGCTTGCAGCACTTAAGGCGAAAAAGGCAAACCTCGACAACACAACACAGGCACCTGTCGTAGAACCTCAGCCTGCACCGAAACAGGAAACGTCAGTCACTACGGGCGACGTCACAACTCTGCCCGATGTTGAAGTAAAGGTGAGCGAAGATGCACCTTACGAAGACAACAACATTCCTCAGACTCCCGCTGCAGAGCCTGTACAGGAAACAGTCACGGTTCAGCCGGACGATAAGCTTGCAGCAATCAAAGCAAAATTAGCCGCAATGAAGGCAAAAAAATAAGGAGAACTTAAAATGGCAAATAACGAAAAAGACATGAAGAATTTATTTAATCAACTCGACGAACTGCTCGGCGCATCCGACATTAAAGATGTAAGCGCCGAAAGTTCCGGCTTCACACAACTCAAGAACGGGTATTATCTTTGCGAAGTCAAAAAAGCGGAGCTCAAACCGAGCAAATCGAGCGGAAAGCTTATGGTTGCATTTCAGCTCAAAGTCATCGAAGACGGCACAGACTTTACGTTCGATGCAAAATCAAGACCGACACCGGTTACGCTCAAAGGTACGAAAAATCGCACAATTTTCAAATACTTCCCGTTCAGTGACGAAAACTCCGTACGGCGCTTTGTTGCAGACATGCTCAAATTCGAAGGCGATGAACCCGGCGTTCCTCTTTTGACGAAGGAGTATTTCACGAACTCCGAACTTATTGAAGACGCGCTCGATGTTCTTACAGGCATGAACATCTACGTACACAACGATGTTTCAACGAAAGATGACGGCACCGAAAGCACATGGGTTAACTTCATCAGCTGGGCAACTGCAGCAAAGCTCGGATTGAAGGCATAACATGAGTGCTGTCGATGCATTAGAGTCAATAGTCAATTGCGAGCTCGTTAACTACGACTTCAGGTATTGCTTCGTAAACCGTTCAAAAATTCCATACAAACCGGACGGTTTCGAAGCAAAAACCGATGTTGTAACAGACTTTGTAAAGCTTGAGGAATTGATGGAGTCACCGATGCTGACTCGAAAAAGAATTGTTGGCATCGGTATCTCGATTCAAGCAAGTAAAGTATGCGCGATAGACGTAGATAGTTGCTTTGCAGAACCGTTCAAATTCGACACAATCGACGAACGAGGACGTGAAGTGTTGGACTTATTTGAAGACGTGGCATATTGTGAGTTTAGTTTTTCAGGCAAAGGAATGCGAATACTTTTCTTGCATGATTTGATTGAGAATTACTCTGACACATACTACATCAAAAATTCGAAGGTTGACATTGAATACTATCAGCCGTCAAAGTCAAATCGATTTGTGACTGTGACCGGTCGTTACATAAGTAACAATCCGATACAACACACAGCAGGCACAGATGTTGCGCTCAATCAATTCCTCGAACGTTTTATGGTTCGCCCGCCAAAGCCTCAAACCCAATCTCTTGCAGCAGACGATAACATCGACTTTGAGGAGGCGGTCAATAAAACTGCTCGACTCTACATTACAAACTCAAAATTCCAGTCTTTGTGGTTCTCGAAAGCTCCGGGCGCAGGACGAGATGAGAGCGAACGAGATTATCAAATCGTTGCAATGCTTTATGAGAACGTGACGACTGACGAAGATATGATAAGACAGTTATTCGAAACATCGCCATATTTTCAGAGCAAAGACGAAGACCACTTACGAAAGTGGACGAACAATGATTACAGGTACCTCAAGTACATGTATTCGCATTTAAGATAAAGGAGAACAGAACTATGAAAATTTATTTTGCAGGTGGCTGGTTTAGTCCGGCTCAGGAAGAGGAACATACTCGCGTAGGAAACTTCCTCAAACGTCATGAAAATCTCGAAGTCTTCAATCCCAGAACAGCTGGCGGAGACTTCAAAGTCGGTAAAGAAACGGATCACATGACTCAAGTCTTGCTCAACAACTGCAAGTCTATCGACGAGGCAGACTTAGTCGTTGCAATTACCGACTACAAAGACATGGGCACGCTTTGGGAATGTGGTTATGCGTATGCAAAGCAAAAGCCACTAATTTATTACTGTGAAACACTCGGCAACAAGCCGTTCAATTTGATGCTCGCTAAAACGGGCAAAGTTGCAAGAGATATCGATGAGCTTGAAAATCTGCTTGTCGACAAAGACTCTTATGTATTCAAGCAAGTGCATTCTTTTGATGGGTTGGTGGAATGATGGACGAATTATTCTTTAGTAAAGAAAAGCTCCTCGAAATGTACAAGCTTAAGAACATTACGAGATACAATCACAGAACACGACTGAAAGACGAGAGTGTTGCGGAGCATTCGTTCTTTACGACGCTCATCACACTCGAATTGTGCAAAAGATTTGAGCTCGACAATGAGTCAATGCTCGCATGTTTACTCAAATCATTATTACATGACATGCCTGAAACGGAACTTAACGACATCACATACGACGTAAAGGTCGCGCTCAATCTCTATCCGTTGCTCAAAGTTTACGAAGACAAATACTTCGAAAAGCATTTTCCCGAACTCGCAAAACTGATGAACGATGAAAGTGAAAATGTAGTAAATCTCATAGTAAAATACGCAGACGCAATGTCTGTGTTGCAGTATACGTACAATGAGATTGAACTTGGCAACGTAACATTCGAAACAATCAAAGACGAAACACTTGAAAGACTCAAAACAATCGAGCAAAGACTTAAGGAGGTCATGAAAAAATGAAAAATCTCGCACCTTATTCGGCAGGCTACTCGGACATCGATGTAAGCATTGTCGATTATGACAAAAATATCGCAAGACATGCGTGGAACTGCTACAGAATGACGTGGCGTGAATTACAAGACGTTGAATACGACGTAAACGACAAACGTGTTAGTGAAGCAATTCGCAACATCATCGCATTCAAAGCTTTGCCGATGCCTCGTGAACAGGCGCTTATGACGTTCAGAATTGAGAACGTGTCTCGCATTTGTCTTGCACAAATCACACGTCAACGCAAAGCGGCGTTCAACGTCGAGTCTCAGATGCCGCAGCCTGTTGAGCACAACGTAATCATTCCGCTCAACATCTGGCAGAACGAAAATCTGCGCAAAGAGGCCATCGAACTTTGCGAAGCCTCGCAAAACTTTTACAACAAGCTCGTCGATATGGGCATTCCATATCAAGACGCTCGTTACATGCTCATTCACGGACAGACTACATCGTTCGTGTATGTCGTTGATATCAACACATTCTGTGGTTCGTTCGGCATGCGTTGTGAGAATAATTTGAGCGATGAAATCAATCTTGTCTACAGGTTATGTCTTTACAGAATGCTCGAACAACTCGAAGAAGATTATGAATGCGACAACATCGACGAACTTACGTATTTGTTCTACAAGGACATTCTTGCTGGCTGTGACTGTCAAGGAGCAAAACAGAGAAAAGGCATGAACACCGACAAAGTGTTCGGCAACTCATTTATGCGCTTTAATGATGCGAACGAAGAAGTTACAGCGGCAACCGTGAATTGTACTTGCGACTTCAAAAAGAGTGCGTGGTATGCCGAACTTATCCGTATGTATGACAACGAAGAATTCGAACTCTTGTTCCCGGGCGAAAAAGAGATGATTGAACGTTGGAAGGCGGGCATTTTCCAATGAAACTTAAAGTCTTCAACATCGAACTCGACGGCATCGACAAATGCGGCAAAGACTCTGTTAGACCGTATGTGTTTTATCTCGAGCCCGGAAAATATTTATGCAGAGCACGTGGTTTGATTTCGCAAATCGCGTATGCAAAGCTTTACAAACGAGACATTGAATGGGTCGGCACAAATTATGCAAAGAACACGCTCTTTGTGTTGCTCGAAGTCAATAAACAAGATTGGGAAATTCGTTGCAAACTTACAAACGAACCGAACACGGGCTTCACATACGAAGAGATGACTCAAGCATTTAATCTTGCGCTTTACGAAGTCAAAGAACGTTTTAACGTTCCGGAAAATCAAATACTCGTGTTCAATACTTCGGAGCATACGCCGTATGCGATTGCTGACAAAATCAAGACTCATCTTGAATATCTGAACAATCAAAACTAAGTCACAGGTTTACTTCTAAGACACTTAATGAGAGGTCTAAATATTCCTATTATACGTTCATTAAAGTGTCTCAGAAGTTAAGCCAGATAAACAGGAGAACATCACAATGCCTATATTTACTAAATCACAATATGAGCTCATATCAAGTATACTTTGGTGTTTACCCGAAGATATTTGTATATGCGATGATGCTACAGGAGGTATGACAAATTCGAGTATTTTAATCGACGTAAAGTCAAAAAAGTACATAGTTCGTCTTCCCGGCAAAGGTTCGAATGAGCTTATCGATCGTAAACAAGAGTATCGTATCTACAACTTTTTACACAATATCAAGTACGACAATCTCACAGTTTTCATTTCGCCCGACGGCATGAAAATTACGAAGTGTATTACAAACCCTCGTAATTGCGACCCGAACAAACCAACAGACGTTATGGCCTGCATGACAAAACTTCGTGAGTTTCATGAGCTCGAACTTAGACCGAATGTCGAGTACTTCTCATTAACTGCCAACATTGACAGATATCGAGAGCTTGCAAAAATTCGCAATCACACACCTTGTCAAAAGTACGAAGAGGTGTACAATCGATGTTTACAAATCGCTGCTTGGATTGAACGATTGCCACGTAAGTGTTGTTTATGCCAAATCGATGCAAACCCAGACAATGCGGTTTTTGCAGGCAGTTCTGGAATACCAACACTCATCGATTGGGAGTACGCAGGTTTGCAAGACCCGCATGTTGACATCGCAATGTGGGCGACGTATTGCAATTACAGCATAGAGCAGTTTAACACAATTATACACAACTACTTTCGCAAAGATGTTGACAACGATACTCGACATAAGATTTACGGGTATGCAGCTCTTGCAGGAATGCTTTGGTATAACTGGTGCATTTACAAGCAAAATTGCGGTGTGACATACGGCGACTATATGCGTTTTCAATTTGAGTACACAGATAAATATTCCGATATCGTATTACGATACATCAAAAACAAATAATGATGCAATTGCCCGATAAATTCGGGCTTTCGTTATCTCTTCGTTCAAGTTTTGAAAAATATTTTTGAAAACTTGCATCAAAGTAGTTTACTTTCGAGAAAAATTGTGATATAATAGAACTAAGATAAAACAAGGAGGACCTTAAATGGTACATGAAATTAAGTCCGCAATAATTCTCGCGGCAGGTCGTGGTAAACGACTTGAGGGTTTGACAGACAATAAACCGAAGTCTCTGCTCGAAGTACGAGGTCAAGTGTTGATTGAACGTCTTATCGAACAGCTTCAGGCTAAAGGTATCGACGATATTTACGTCGTTACAGGCTACAAGTACTGGATGTTCAATTATTTGAACGAAAAGTATGGCGTCACGCTTGTATACAACAAGAAGTGGTTCTGTACGAACAACATCATCACATTTATCAAAGCTTTCGAAGAACGTTCTCAATGCTCGATTTCGTATGGCACGATTATGCTCGACTCCGATTTATACATCGAAGATGACAGCATAATTCAGACGAAAATCGACGGTTCCGGCTACTATCTCGAATACTCTAACAACGCAGACAAGTGTTCAAAAGAGTGGGTCGCAGATATTTACGGAGCAGCAATTCGTCGAATTCGTCGTGTCATAACGAACGGGTCTTGTGAACACGGCTTCATTTTGCGGTCGTTATCATTCTGGACACCTATGGACATAATAAGACTTTACAAACTCGCAAAAGAGGCAACGAAAGACGGCAAGAACATGCAACGATACATCGACGATGTGCCATGTGTGTTGTATAGTGACAAGTTCGAATTGAGAGGGTACGTTGCCGATAAACCCGCATTACTCGAAATCGACACAATGCTTGACTATGAGCAAGCAAATAAGGAGATAAACAATGAAGAAAATTCGTGAAAAACTTGCAAAATTTGACAAAACAATCTTATTCGTTCCGGCGATAATTGTGATTACACTCGGTGTATTCATCACAATCTTTGCAACACAGGCCGAGACAGTCATTATGGCGGTACGTACGTTTATCGGAGATAAATTCGGCTGGTATTATTTGCTGTTCGGACTCGCAGCATTTTTGCTCTTACTTTATCTCGCATTCTCAAAGGTCGGCAAAATTCGTCTCGGTAAAGAGACAGACAAGCCGATGAAGCTCGGAACATACGGCATTTTGATTTTCACGTCAACGATGGCTGCGGACATTTTATTCTATGCGATGCATGAGTGGACGTATTATTTTAACTCGAGCAACGCACTTACGGGCGCAGGTTCGACAGACAAGATACTCAATTCATCGACTTACACGTACTTTCATTGGGGACTCATACCTTGGGCGTTCTACCTTGTGCTGGCGGTTGTGTATGGATTTATGTTCTTCACTCGTAAAAAACGTGAGGCACAAGGCATGGGTCAAATGTGTCTTCCGCTTTTCGAGAAAACAGGTCGACCGAAACTTGCGAATGGACTCAAATCAACAACAAACGTTGTGGCCGTAGTCGGATTATTGCTTGGAACATCGACAACGTTTAGCGTAACGACACCGCTCATGACTGCGATTGTCTGCAAACTTTTCGGCATCACATCGTCACCGGTAATCTCAGTTGTAATACTTTGCATCATCGCAGCAATTTACACAGCCGCCGTGTTGGTCGGACATAAAGGCATCTCGATTGTCGCAAAGATAACGACGATTTTGTTCTCATTACTCTTGGCGTTGTTCTTCGTTATGGGCAATCCGTTGTTCATTCTTGAAAACGGCATTCAGGGTATTGGAAACATGTTCGTAAACTTCTTCAGTATGGCAACTTGGACAGACCCTGCTCGTGCATCTGGCGGATTTGTGCAAGATTGGACGGTGTTCTACTGGGCATATTGGATTGCTTGGTGCGTTGCGACTCCGTTCTTCATTGCAAAAATCTCAAAAGGTCGTACAATCAAGCAAGTGTTGTTACAAGGCGGAGCGGCAGGTTTGCTTGGAACATTTGCGAGCTTTACGATTTTCGGTGGTTTCGGAATGAGTGCTCAAGTATCAGGTTTTGACTTTGCAGGAATGATTGCTTCTGGCGCATCACCTGCGCAATGTATTATCGAGCTAATTTGCTCAAAAGGCCCGGGTTTCTGGTACATCGCGCTTCCTTTACTTTTGCTTACAATGTTCGGACTCTATGCTTCAACATTCGACGCCTTAACAGATGTTGTGAGTTCGTTCTCATATAAGAAACTTGATATTGACACTTCACCGTCGAAATTCATTAAAATTTATTGGGCGTTGTTATTCTTAGTGTTGCCGATCGCGCTCATATTCTTAGATAGTACAAATCATTTACTTCAATCAATGTCGATAATCGGTGCGTTTTTGCTCACATTCGTAATGATATGCATCGTAATTTCGTTCTTCATCGAATTGAAACGACACAACGCAAAACTCAACACTGACGAGGAGGTGGAAGAATGAAACAAAATAACTGCCCGTGCAAAGATTGCGAAAAGAAAGGTTGCGGAGCGTACCACGAACTTTGCGAAAAGTATCAAGCGTTCCGAGCGGAGAGGTTGAAAGTATATGAGGAGCGGTTGAAGACACAGCCTGCAAGTTATAAGTTTTATAGAAAAAGAGGAGATTAGAAGAATGACACGACAGAAAATTGAACGACTTAAAACACAGACGACTGTCGAAATGCGATTGACACAAATCAAACAAGTTTGTGTGGGATTGCTTGAAGCATTCGCAAATGTTTGTGCAAAGCACAATCTTAAATGGTGGGTCGACGGAGGAACATTACTTGGAACAGTTCGAGACGGCCATATAATACCGTGGGACGACGATGTCGATGTTACGATGCCTCGTGAAGACTATAATAAATTACTCGTAATCGCACAACGCAAGCCTGACATGTTTGGTGACAGATACTTCTTTCAAACGGCAAACACTGACTCATGTTTCGAAGTTCATGCAAAACTTCGTGACAAATACACGACAGCATTGACAGAACGCGAATATGCAGGCTCGCACAACAAAGGCATGTTTCTCGATATCTTCCCTCTCGACAACGCACCAGAATTGTTGCAAGTTCGTGAAGACGTTGCAGGTTTCGTTAAAACTATCGCAAAACACACAGGTCAAGACATTGCGATGACAAAGTTTGAATACTTCGATATTCTTAACGATGTTTTGACAGATATTCATCGTCGGCATGAAAGTTCAGAGTACATTGCAAATATGGCGTTTTGGCGATACGACAGAGACCTCATTGTCTTGAAAAAGTCGTGGTACGAAAAAACAGCTACAATGCAGTTTGAAGACATGATGGTACCTGTGCCGTACATGATGGAGCAAGTGTTGAGCACTTGGTATGGCAGGTCATGGGAGACGCCTCAACGACTTAACAACTATCATCGAGGTTATGTCGATCCGTTCACATCATACAAAGAATACGACGGTCTCACAAAAGAAGAGTTCGAGTATCTCATAAAATAATTTGTAAAATTGTTCAAAAAGTAGCTTAAAGTAGTTTACTTTTCGAACAATTTGTGATACAATGAATATAAGATAAGTAAGGAGAACTAACTATGAAGTTCAAAAAATTTAGAGAGGACGTCAAGACTCCGGCAAAGTCTCACTTGCCTGACGTAGGCTTAGACTTATTTATGCCAGAAGCATTTGATATTGAACCGCTTGAAACGAAGACGATAGGTCTTGGCTTAGGCGTTGCAATTCCTGAAGGTTTTGCTGGAATGCTCGTACCTCGTTCTTCGATTGCGGCAAAAGGACTTGTCATTCAGACATCGATAATCGACCCTGATTATACGGGTGAGTTTCATGTTATAGTGACAAATTGCTCAAACAAGACACAACACATTGAGCGTGAACAACGTTTATGCTCACTTGTGATGTTCAATGCACTCAATGCACGTGTTGAGCTGGTCGAGAACTTTGAAAAAACGGAACGTGGAAGCGATGGACTTGGGAGCAGTGGAGTATGAGACGAAACATTGTCATTTTCGACTTTGAGGTCTTCAAATACGATACACTTCTCGGTGTAATCGTTTTGAGAGACGATGATGCTGAGATATTTCAGACGTGGAATTTGGCAGAGATGATTAAGTTCTACGAAGCAAACAAGCAAAGCATCTGGGTCGGTCACAACAATGCGTTTTACGACAACTACATCTTACAAGAAGTTGTTCGTGGACGTAGTTCGCCAGGCATCAAAAAGAAGTCCGATGAACTCATTCAACATTCTCGTAAGTCATATCTCGATATCACGTTGTATTGGTACGACTTAATGTCTCAGCACATGATAGGCTTAAAAACGGTTGAATGTGCCGTAGGTAAAGACATCTCGACGTCAGAGGTTGACTTCAATACACCTCGACTTTTGACGGCTGAAGAAAGGGCAAAGACTGAGTCGTATAACAGAGATGACCTTGACCAAACGCTCGACGACTTCTACAATACTTTGTCGGAGTTTACGCTGAGACTTGACATCATCAACGAGTTCAAGCTTCCGCTTGATGCATTACATGCGACAGGAACACAAGTCGCAGAGATGGTTCTTCATGCCGAAAAGGTTGACGGTATTGAAGATTGGTACGTTCCTCCGACGCTCTATCCGACGCTTCAGGTGAAAAATCAGCAAGTGTTGGACTTTTACTTGAACGAAGATTTTCGTAAAGGCAAAAACTTAGCACTTGATATTTGTGGAACGCCACATAAGCTTGGTGCGGGTGGTATTCACGGAGCGCTTAAAAAGTATCACACAGATTGGGCGTATTACTTTGACGTTTCCGGGTACTACAATCTCGTGATGATAAACTATGATTTGCTTCCTCGTTCAATACCTGACGAATACAAAGAGTTCTACACGTACATGTATCACGAGCAACTCAAGCTTAAAAAGACCGACCCAAATAAACGTTGGGTGTATAAGGTGATTTTGCTTTCTGTGTTCGGCGCAATGACAAATCCGTATTGTAAGTTTTACGACCCAAATAGAGGAACGCTCGTTACAATGGTCGGTCAGATGTTTTTGGTCGACTTGCTCGAAAAACTTGACGGAAAAGCAACAATCATTCAGAGTAACACTGACGGTATCATTGCAAAAGCACTGCCCGGTGTTGAGGAAGCTGAAATGCGAGCCATTATCGATGAGTGGCAGGCAAGAACAGGCTTTGTGTTGAAGCTTGAGAAAGTCTATGATATTCATCAGAGAGATGTCAACAATTACGTGTATCGAACAGAAGATGGTAAAATCAAAACATTGGGTGAAGTCTTCAAGCATTATGATGCTTGGGAGAACCCGTTCTATGAAGACTCATATCGTGCGAAAGAACCGATTATCATCGAGCATGCAGTGGTTGATTACTTCATGAATAATCGTTTACCTGAAGAGACAATCGAAATGCATAAACGTCAGCTTCGTATGTTTCAGTTCATTTGCAAGAAAAACACGTACGATTGGATTGACATCGAAAAGCTTGACTTGCGCACAAATAAAATGACTGTCGAACGTCTTGGAAGCGTGTGTCGAGCATTCGCTTATAACAATCCTGACGTTCGTTGGACGATATACAAGCACAAACCTGATAGTCGAGCTCCAAAAAGTACGTTGCAAAATGTTCCGGACAATGTGTTCGTTCACAATACTGAGATTTTGTCCGAGTCTGCTGTGAATGCGGCGATGCAGCATATCGACTATGACTATTATGTTCGTCGTTCATATCAACGCATACAGGAGTTTATTGAAATGAAGCAGGTGAAGAAAATACTATGACAAAAGCAGTCGAACGCAAAATCAACAAAATCTACTGGACGCTCTTCAAAAAGTGTTTCACTAATACTACGCTTGCATCTCTTTCGAGAGGCGACAGAAAGCCTATAAAGAAGAAAGTGCTACAGTTGCAATCGTCGAAGCAATTCGACGATTTTGCTGCGAAATTTTCAAAGGAGCTCGCCAAGCAAGGTTTGTTAGGAACGAAAGGTATTTGGCGTAAATATTACGAAGCTGCTCGAGCAAGTGGTCATATCTCGCTCAAAACATCTTTCACAGAATACGAATACAACAACATGACTGCTGCAATCAAGCACAACTTCACAATGATAAAATCGATACCGAGCAAGTTTCTCGAAGTGCTCGAACACAAATATACGTCAACGCTCATTGAGCAAGTTGCAAAGGGCTCAATTGGACGACGCTCATTTAGAACTCAACTTGAAAAACACGGTCATAAAAATGCAGCACTCATCGCTCGAACTGAAACTGCGAAGTTACAAACCGCAATTCTCGAAGAACGCTCAACACAGCTCGGCAGTGTTGCGTATATCTGGCTCGCATCAAACGATAGACGAACGCGTAAATCGCACAAAGACATGAATGGCGTCGTCGTTTTCTGGAAGCACGCAAAACCTGAGCTCGACAATATGACAGGACATGCTGGTGAGTTTCCGAATTGTCGTTGTTCGCCTCAACCCATCGTTGACGAAGATGACCTCACAAAGCTCACATATCGTGTCTATGATTATCGAGCTCATCGAGTTATCACTCTGAGTAGACAAAACTTGGTTGAGGCTCTCAAAATGGGCCATTTGTAAGTTTCGTTTACATACCAATCAATCGTTGATAAAACGAGTTCAGCAGATTAACTCAGAGATACTTTGCAAGTCTTTTAATAGGAATAATAATAAAAGCAATAAAGTGTCTCAGAAGTCAAATCTGAACCTCGTTTATTCATAAGTAAATTATATCAAAAAGGAGAACTCAAAATGGAAAAAGACCTCACATTCATGCTCATCGAGACTGCTGACGAAATGGAGAGAACACTTTCTCACATCGACAAAGTCACAGCAGAACAGAACGAACTCATCGAACTTGTTAACGAGAGCGACAAAGCAAAGAAGTTTGAAAGCTTCACGCATTCTCTCAAAAACGATATTGACAACACTCTCAATCAGAAAGCTCAGCTCGAAGAGCGGCACGCAATGTTGCGTGACGTCATCAAAGAGTGTCAGTCAAACGCACATGTAGCAAGTGTTGTGTCGACACTTTGTAGAGCATTCGGTATTTTTGGCACAAACATGTCGGAAAAATCTGCAAAAGACGACAAAGTCGTTGAATTCAAGAAGAAAGATTAAGGCGCAAGTATGGACCTGATTGAAAAAGCATTACGAAGAACGCTATATCGCAAAAGCTTTTACGAGTTTGTGAAAGCTTTCTGGAATACTGCCGACCCGTCAAAATTCGTTGATGGGTGGCTTATTCAGTACTATTGCGAAGTGTTTCAGTATATGTGCAAAGGTTGGGTCGGTTACGATGCTCCAAAAATCATCATACCTGAAGTCGGACCGGACGTTGATGTATTAGACGTTCGTCAAAACAAGCAGAACTTATGCTTGATGGTCCCTCCAAGACATACGAAATCGATGATTTTCAACGTTTTTGGTCCGACGTGGTTATGGCTTTCCGCCCCAATCAAAGCCGCATCTGTTTCACATACTGGCGGACTTGCAACACAGATGAACACTAAGCGACATCGAATTATCAACTCCGCAGAGTTTCACGAGCTCTTTCCTGAGATTGAGCTCGTAATAAACGCAAAAGGACAGCTTGTTGATAATCGAGGCGCTGAGATGTATTCAATGAACAGAAACGCATTTACCGGTTATGGCGGCGATATCATCATCAACGATGACTTAACGAATGCAGAAACAGCTCGTAAAGACCAAGCCGAGATGAGCAATGCCTGGGCGTACTACCAAAATACGATGCCTTCTCGTATCAACGACATCAACAAGTGCATTATCATGAACATTCAGCAAAGACTCGCACCAAACGACATTGCGGGTCATATCATGAACGAACCAAAGCTTGCGGCTCGTTATGTGTTCATTACACTGCCTGCGATTTTCCAGCACGAAACGATAATTGTGTTTCCCATCTCGGGTCAAATAAAACGACTCAAAAAAGGCGACTTCTTGTGGCCTGAACGTTTCGGCAACTATGAGTCGTTGAGAGCCGATGTTGGTGAAACGATTTTCGAGACTCAGTATTTACAAAATCCGATTGCGTCCGACAAGACTGCGATTAAGCCGGACATGATTATCGAAAAGGACATGCCCGACACGCCCGGTGTTGAAAATGCCGAAATCACATTCGCATCACACGACTTCCCTGTGAAAGACAAAGACACGTCTGACTTTTTGGGGTCGTGTCTCGGGTATCGAGTTCGTGGAACGCTCTACATCACAGATTGCTTAGAGAAACGAATGGGCTTCACAAAAGGAGTCGAATACGTCGAACAAATCGACAATGTCTTCCCTGGCACGATACAAGTGATAGAAGACAAAGCAAACGGTTCGCCGATTTTGCAACAGCTTCAAGACACTGTTGCAGGAATGCAAGCGTTTCAACCCGGAACAGCCTCTAAGTTTCAACGGCTTGAGTCTGCATCGCTCTATATGGTGTCTGGAAACGTCGTCTTTGTTCGTACGGTTTTCAACAAACTCACACAACAATGGGAGCTCTCACCTGCTTTACGAAATCTTAAACAGCGATTACTCAACTTCCCGTTTGTCGAACACGATGACATTGTGGACGCATTCTCGATGCTTGTGTTATTCGTATTTATGGACCGTCGCAATATGGTATATGGGCGTTCGTTCAATGATGAAAACGTTGTCGATGCTGATGCTTATGATAGCAAATACTCGACGATATTCTTTAACAAAGAGGGCGACCTTTGGAAAGCTCACGAAATCAAAGTCAAGTATGCAGAGAAGACAAAGCTCATCGTTTCTCGAGAGATTATGTTCAAGGCGTCGCTTGAAGAAGGACTCAATCAACTCAAAGCGTTCGCCCCTAAAAAGAGCGTGTTCATCGATTGTTCTGCAACACCTGCACTCTCTGGCATGTATCAGAAGTCTGTGACTGTTGAACGATATGAGATTGAAGACTTCGACAAGAGCGTTGCTCAACTAAACTTGGCCTTTTCGAATAAGTCTGTGTTGGTCGACAAGCATTGCGTTTCTACAAAAGTCGATATCGAGAGTTTCAAGTTTGCAAAATCAAAAGACGAAAACGTTCGCTATCAAACGACAAAAGACGGTTTCGTCGCGTGTATGCGTGTCGCATTAAAGTATTATGGAGGCATTACGTAACATACGTGTGTGCATATACACGTATACTCGCCCGATATACTACGTATATCGGGCGAAAAATTTTTGAAAAACTTCAAAAAAGTACTCAAAAGTAGTTTACTTTCGAAAAAATGTGTGATATAATATAATCAAGATAAAGATAAACAAGGAGAATATACAGATGCTTCCCACCTTCATTGAAATCGAAAACATACTCAAAACCTTGCCGGTCGGTTACTACATCGGACGTAACGTGCCTTTGAAACTCACAAATGAAAATGGTTCGTATTACGCACCGATGGACGACGAGGCTTACATCTCATATCCAATGCTTAATAACGTAATGACTAAGATTGAGGACAAACTCAACTGTGAAAATGTTGAACGTTTTGTGAGAACACTTACATACCACGAAATCTCTCATGCTTTCATTACTCCGAAATCGCTCAGCATGAACAACATCGTAAATGTGTTTGAAGATGAGAGAATTGAGTCGATGTGCCGGAACTATTACAAGAATGTGGACTTCAAAGAGTTGCTCATGCTCGTCAATGATTGGGATGGAAAAACCGAACCTGCTCATGACACTCCGTTTTCTGTTTGGTATTCGCTTGTTAGATACCATCTCGGCAAACCTCACTTCCTCATCAAAGTTGCGGCACTTCTTAAAAAATATCGCAAGCTTCATAGGTTCTCCGATTACTGGTTGTATTACAACTACAAAGACGAAGTCATGGCTCTCTACCGTGAAGTTGAAGAGGACTTCCTTAAGGACGAACTTGAAAAACAGAGAAAAGCCGAAGAGGAGGCCAGAGCTGCGGACGAAAAGGAACAGCAAAACGACAACACAGGCATGAGCATGAACACAGGCGATGACAACGACACTGAGGAGTCTGATGAATCCGACGAAACAGAGTCAGACAATGTTGGTCAATCTGAAGAGGAACTTTCTCCTGAAGAGCTTCGTGAAAAACAGCTTGAAGAACAGCTCAACGAAATGTCTGATGAAGAACTTCAAGAGCTTTTCGAAAACATCACGAGAGTGGCGGATGAAGAGGTGAAAAAACTCTTTGAAAACTCACAAGTCTACGTCAATCCGGGAGTTCAGGAACGTCTGGCGAACATCATTCTTGCAAACAAGAAGGTGACCAAATCGAATGCGACTGCGATAAACGCTTACTCGGGTGTGTTTGACCCTCGCTCGGTTATAAGAGATGATTACAAGTGGTTTGTTCAGCAAAATCGTCAAGGGAATGTTAAACAGTTTTCAAAAATCAAGCTTAATCTTTTCATTGACAACTCTGGTTCGTTCCACTGGAATGAAACAATTGTCAATCAACTTTTGTTCGCGCTCAAAAAACTCGAACAGCAAGAACCGAACTTCACGTTCGACTTGATTACGATGAACACAGAGTTCGAACTCAAGAAAAAGAATGAGAGAGAGCTTCATTGTGGTGGAGGCAATGATATTCCTGCTTATGCGGAAGGCATCATCAAGAAAGTTCAAGACCGTCAATCGATGAACTACAACATTGTGCTTTTTGATGGAGACGCTTTGAGTGACCCAACCGAAGGTCGAAGTGGCAAACAATTCAAGCGCTTCAACATTCCCAACACAGTGATGATACTCGAGGACGACAACCGCAAATATGCAGAAACTTATTGTAAAGACGTCAAACGTATCTACACTCGCAAGTATGCAGCGGAGTTAATTGACCAAGTATGTGTTGCATTGAGTTTCCTGTTCAAATAATTCGTTGGCGGCCTCAAAAAGGTCGCCGAAATTTTTTTGAAAAAACTTTCAAAAAAGTACTCAAAAGTAGTTTACTTTCGAAAAAATGCGTGATATAATATAATCAAGATAAAGATAAACAAGGAGAACACCGCTATGCAAATCAAAAACTTCAAAGTTCAAATTCAAAAAGACGGAACGGTCTGGTCGACACACAACGGGTCTTGGGAAATCATCAGCAATCCCGTGGCAATCGGTCAGTTCAAGGAACTCGTTCGTGTATTCCGGAGCAAACGCTACTCGGGCATGCAGAAGGAACTTCAGTTCGACAATTCGATGCGCATCATCAGACAGGTCGAGGCAACAAACTCCGACAGTGTTGAGCTTACGGAAGAGTTGCTCGAAAAGAGCAAGAACGTGATGACCAAGCTCATCGCATTCTTCTCGGAATTCCAGTTCGAACCGAACTTCAGATTTGTGAATACCTTGTGCAACTACTGCATCAACAGTGGAGCGGCAGCGGCAAAGGAGTACATAACGAATTACTTCAACTTAGTCGACCATCAATATGCGAGCTCAATCGTCGAGAAAATGAAGAGTGCGGAGTTTGAGGAAATCATGAACGAAACCTCACAGCTCATTTGCACGAAACACGTAAACAAACGCTTCAAAGTCTATTACGGTTCGCAAGGCACCGGCAAAACGACAAAGGCGATGGAGGAGACCGGCAATCTCTGTATGGTTTGCCACTCGGCGATGCTTCCCTCGGATTTGATGGAGGACTTCAAGTTTGAGGACGGACACCCGAACTTCAGACCTTCCGCTCTTCAAATGGCGATGGTCAACGGTCAGAAAATTGTGCTCGACGAAATCAATCTTCTTCCGTTTGAGAGTCTCAGATTTTTGCAGTCGATACTCGATGGTAAGACTGAATTTACATACAAAGGACAGACAATCGTCATTAAGGACGGCTTCCAGATTATCGGAACGATGAACCTCACAGTAAACGGTTGCACGTTCGCTCTTCCCGAACCTCTGGTTGACAGAGCTTGCGAACTTCGTAAGTATCAACTCACTGCGGACGCATTGGTAGGAGCTCTCATCTGAGAGCCCCAAAGGAGGTAAGCAAATGAGCATATACGATAAGCTCTATCCGTTCCAGAAAAACATCGTTGACAAATTCCGTTCGTACAAAAAATTCGGCTTGTTCCTCGATATGGGCCTCGGCAAAACGCCAACAAGCTTGGCGTTAGCCGAAGTCAACAACTGCTCGAAAGTGTTGATTGTGACGATAAACGGCAAAGCGCTCGAACCTGTGACCGAGCCCGGGTCGTGGCTTAACTGGGCGAGTCGTTCAACATTCAAATTCGACTTTCTCAACAAGTTCTCCGAGCCCGATGCATTTGCATCGACAAAGTCGTTGCCGCAACTCTTCATCATCAACTACGAAGGACTGTTCAAACACGGCAAACGCTCAACAAGGTCGTCAGGCATAGTGTTGAACGAAAACATCACTGAGTTTTTGAAAGCTTGTCGAAAAGAAAACGTTTGTGTGATAATTGATGAGTCGCACAAAGTTAAAAACTTGCAATCTCAGCAAACGAAAGCAATCAATCAAATCGTAAATACGCTTGAGCGTACGGCGAACTCCGTTCATCTTTATCTTTGCACAGGCACACCGTTTACGAAAGGCTACATCGATTTGTATTCACAGCTCAAACTTCTTGGCTATCCTGAAACGAAAGGCGACTTCGTTGAACGTTTCTGTATTCGTGGTCGAGTACCGGGTTTACTCGAATGGCAGCAGCCGATTGTTGGGTACAAAAACGTTGATGCGCTCTTCAATCTCGTGCATCAGTATGCAATCACAATTCGAAGTGAAGACGTTATGGACTTGCCTGACAAATTTTTCGTCAACATCTCACAGCCTGTTTCGCCGGTATTCGAGATGTTTACTCGAGAAAAGCGTAAAGGCAAAGACATTCTCGACTTTGCGAAATCGCTCAAAATCAAGCTCAGTGAGTTCGACCAAAAACGTTACAACACTGAGAGTCTGTGCTCGAACCCGTTTTTCAGAAACATCGACTATCCGAGTTTGGACTTCTTTGCTGAGACGTCTGGAACCGCGTGGATGCGAGCTCGTCAACTGAGCACAGGCTTTATCGGAAATGCATCGAAAGCGATTTGGTATGACCGTTCTCGACTTGATACGCTCGAAAAGTTCTTGAGTGAAAACGAAGACAACTACTTACTCTTCTACAACTACACGCCTGAACTGTGTGAGATATTCGAAATTTGTGAAAAACTCGACTACAACATCGACGTTTATTGCGGCGAAATCAAAAGCTTGACGTTTTACGAACAATACGCAAAGATGTCCGACGCAGAAAAGCTCACGAATAAGAAGAACATCATCATCGCGAACTTTGCGAGCGGTTCGACCGGACTGAACTGGCAAGAATACAACAAGTGCATCTTGTTCTCGACACCTGTCTACAAAGACTACGCACAAGGTCATAAACGTGTGCATCGTCTCGGACAGAAAGCAGACAAAGTGTTGTACTACTGCTTCTTCCAACGAAACTGGCTTGATATGAACATGCGTAAAGCACTTGACGGAACAATCGAATATAACGAAGATATGTTCCAAGCAGACCTTGCAAGGGTCAATGAATTGAGAGGTGAGTGATGAAAACGTACTATCATGCGACACCGTTCGAAAATCTCATCGAGATACTCGACAAAGGCATCGAATGTCGAAACATCGAAGGTATTGTCTACATGTGTGAGACGGCTCAAGATTGTTTGAAGTTCGCGTACATGCACGGCAACACTGACGTGCTCGTACTCAAAGTCAATGTCAATGAGAAAGACGCCATCGAAACGTTCGACCATTCTCAGGCATTCTTCAAATGTCGTTGTTTCGGCTCGAAAAAGCCGATTAAACAGCGTAACATCGTTGAATACGTGAGATACAAACTTTGAAGCCCATATATTCTATTTATAAACGTCGTGATGTGTCTCAGATTTAACTCTGTGACCTCACGTGAAAGGAGAAAGCATTATGAAACTTAAACCGAATTACTTGACAAAAGAACAACCCATTGAAAATGACTTCTTTAAGATGGAGGACTTTGACAATGTGGCTTTCTGATATAACAAAATTCGACCAAAAGAACAGAACACGCATTCCGTCGACATACTTGTGCTTAATCGGCATCGAAGATAACTCATATGTGTAAATTATGGCCGACACAGAACGAAAACACATCGAAATCATTCCAATTGACGATGACAATTTACAGATATTGAAGGAGGTATCAAAATGAACATCATTCCTGGCGATGATAGTATGACTTTTGAACGCGAAATACATAGAGGCGAGATTTTCTACATGACGTTCAAAGAACAAGTCGGAAGCGAACAACAAGGCGGCAGACCTGTCATTGTTGTTTCGAACGAAACTTGCAATAAGTTTAGTCCAACCGTAACAATCGTTCCTTTGACAACAAAAGACAAGAAACCTCTGCCTACGCATGTTGAGCTCAACGATGAAAGACTTCCTGTGTACGGCACGATTTTGTGCGAGCAAGTGCAAAGTGTGTCTCATTACAGACTCGGCAGTTACGTTGGTGAAGTCGATGACAACATTATGCGCAAAATCGAAAAGGCGCTTTGTGTACAGCTTGACATCACAACGAAAAACACCGAAACAGCGACTGTTCAAGCGCAACCTATTGTCAAAGAAGTCGTAAAAGAGGTTGTGAAAGTCGACAACACTGCGGTTGAAGAGCTCAAATCCGAGCTCGAGCAGGTAAAGCTCGCACTCGTTAAAGCTCAAGAACGTGAATGCGTTTTCAGAGAGCTTTACGAAGAAACGATACGAGGAGGTAATGCATGACACCCGAAAAAGAGATACAAAACTCCATCATATCGTACTTCAAAAAGCTCAAAGCTTCTGGAATTGACAATTACGTCGAACGACGTCAAGCAGGCGGCTTCGCGTACAAAATGGGCTTGCCCGATTTGTGGGTCGTCATTTTCGGCAAGCACATTGAAATCGAAGTCAAACGTCCTGGTGGACAGCCTCGTGCAACACAGGAGAAGTGGGCGAGACGTTTCACCGAAATGGGCGCGATTTATTTGTGTGCAGACTCTGTAATAGACGTCATCGACTTGATTGAAAAACTTAGCGTTGAGTACTTCAATGCGAAAGGAGGTAAAGCATGACAATTGCAAAAGAACGTGTCAAACTCGAGCTCAAAGAACTCGAAGAACGTCTCGGCAAGCTTAAGACGTTCGTGTTGAGCGAGCCGTTTTCGAAATTGTCGACAACGCAGCAGATGCTACTCATGTCGCAAATCGATATCATGACATCGTATGTGAATTGTTTGCATCGTCGACTTAAGTTTTGGGAGGACTGAGTATGATTTGCTGTAAGCTACATCCTGATGCAGGAACGCTCATTCGCTTAAAGGGTCCACATATCGGAGCGTATTGTAAACAATGCGGCAAATGGCTCAAATGGATTGCAATCGACGAAGTCGACGAATGTGTTAAACCTGAACTCGACGAAACAGTCGATGTCAAATTCACGCCTAATACGCTTACAACAACACTTGTAGAACATTCGGAGCCCTCTGAGGACGACGATGATGTTCCATGGTAACGTTGTTTACTTTTGATACTCTGAGTTCACCAGATGACTTCTGAGACACTTTGTGTGTTTGATAAATATTCATATTAAACTTCTCATCAAGTGTCTCAGAGTTAAACGTGTGAATTCGTTTTCCAAATCTTTATCTGGAAAGTAACCGAAACGTTAAGTCTCGGCTACTTTTCTCTTTTCTGAAAAATATTTTGAAAAACTTTGCAAAAAGTGCATCAAAGTAGTTTACTTTTGAGAAAAAGTGTGATACAATAGAATTAAGATAAAGATATTAAGGAGCACCCAATCATGAGTGACAAAACATTTATCGTGACAAAAGGAGATGTACAAAAGATGATTGACGTAAAGCAAATCAAACCTAATCACGCGGACCACATCAGCGGTTACAAAGAGAAGTGGCTTAACGAACTTTACAGGTTCGAACCTACGATTGCTCAACCTAAATACGACGGCGAAAGAATGCTCATTCATTTCGACCAACATCAGGCAGCATGCACGTCCAGACGAATTTCGAAAAAGACGAGCAAGTTCATGCAAAACGAGGACAAGCTTCCAATTATCTCCGCAATCGCAGGTCACATCGACCTTGGGTACACCGTGTTGGACTGTGAGTGCTACCAGAAAGACTGGAGCACGATTGTCGGAATTTTGCATTCGCTACCTGAACGTGCGATAGAGCTTTCCGAAAAGACGCCTCCGAAGTTTGCGATTTTCGATTGCTTGTGGTATGACGGCGTTTGTCTTGAAGATAGACCCTATCTTGAGAGGCTCAAATACGCAATTAAGATGGTCGAGCTCATTGATTGTAAATTCGTTCATCTCGTTGATTTTATCGACGACGAGCTCAAGCCCAACACTATCGAGCACGCTCACTTCTTCAAATCTATCGAAGAACAGGAGCAGGCGATGCAAAACGCGATTGATGCAGGTTTTGAAGGCATCGTTGTTAAGTCACTCAAGAAAACGTATCGTGACATGGGCGCATCGCTCAAATGCAAAAAGTTCGAAACAGTAGATGTTGTTGTATACGATTATGTACAAGGACGTGGTAAATATTCCGATACCGTGGGTGCTCTTTCGATTGGCTATTATGACCCTATAACCGGTAACATCAAACACATTTCACAAGTCAATTGTGGAACGGATACTGAGAGAAACATGTGGCGTGATAGATGGTCTGAGCTTAAAGGTTCGGTTATCGAAGTCAAATGTCAAGAAGTTACGGAAACGAGTTTACGACACCCTGTATATATTCGCTTAAGAGAAGACAAAACTGCGGAAATGTGCACGAAAGACACCATCTTTAAGGAGGCATAATATGATTTACGAAGTAAAGTGCCCGATTTGCGGCAAAGTTAACAAACTCGATGTCGATGACACAGTGCTTATGGCTTACAAAGCTGGCGTCGGCAAAATTCAGCATCTGTTTCCTGACCTCAAACCTGAAGAGCGCGAGCTCATTCAAACCGGCATTTGTAACACATGCTGGAACGACATATTTCCGGAGGACGAAGCATGAAGTTCATGATTTTCTGGCTCATAGTTGTTGGCGTCATCGTGGGTGCAAGTGTTGGGGCTTACTTTTTAGTCAAATGGCTGTTCACAAAACGCAAAAAGTAACAAATAAAACCCGGAAGACCTCCGGGTTTTGTCATGTTTAATTTTAGTTACTTTCCAATCAATCATTGTCAAAATGAGTTCATCAGTTTAATTCTGAGACACTTCGCAAGACGTTTAATAGGAATATTTATAAAACGTCAAAAGTGTCTCAGAATTAAACTGGTAACTTCGTTTATCTTAAAGTAAACGGAACAAATCCCGGATATCTTTCGACACCCGGGACTGTCCAAGATAAATAAGAGAACCCGCAGAGCAGATTATGCGTAGGTAATACGACCACACGTGAACTGCCATCTCTGTTCTGCCGCTTTAGCCGTAAATTCCTGAGGAGGAACTTGCACAGGATAGCAGTCTTCACATGTAGCGATGACTTTGTTGTTGGAGTCGCTGAGCGTGAGTGTCACACCCTCAATGTTGTCGTCAGCACTTTCGCTGTAGAAGTATGCAACAAATGTTTTGAACTTTGCAACCGCATCGCTCAGCTGACTGATAGAAACTTCACAAGTTCCAACACGGCTCAGGTTCTTGTTGTGTACCCAAGCGCCTGTTGCAAACGAGTCCGTTTCCCAAAGTTTGTCGCTTGTTTGAATGTTGATTGTCGAAAGAGCATCGCCCTCGCCGCCAATTTGAACATTTTTGAAAAGCTGACTGATTTTGCTGTCGTTTGATGCGATAGACAGAATATAGTTTGCAAGAGAATATCTCATCTTTGTGACCTCCTTAAATGATTTCGCCATTTACGGTAATGGCGCGAATGCCATACTGGTCGGCGATAATGACGTATATGGGAGGGGCTTTACGAGCAGCACGGTCGTTTTCTGTGAGTGCGGACATGGGCAGAATTTGCACGAAGTAACCGTTCGTCAAAGGTGTTCCCTCTTCGATGATTGTATACTGTTTTCCATTCGCGGTCACAGTCATCGTTTTGTCAGTCCATACTTTGTCCGTGCTCAAATAACCGCAGCTTCTGTAGTTTTCAAGCTCCTTCGAAATTGTTGCATAGATTTTGCCCACGCCGTCGACATTCTTGATTTTCGTAACAAGTAACTCAAGCAATCTGTCTGTGAGCGTCTGATGCAAAATAATACGAACATAAGAATTCGTTAAGTCCGCACCGTTTTTGAGGTTGCCGCCCAAGTCACGAACGTTTCCGGCGAAGTATGTGTCAACGTTGATGTTATTGAGTGACAAAGTCTCATAGAGCTCGTCTGTCAAAACTTCTTCGTCGATACTCTCGGCAGTATACATATAATCGTTCACAGTCGAAACGCCGTAAACGTCGATGCCGCTCAAATATGCCGCCATTGTCATCTCCGCACCATATACCTTCGAGTATTTCGAAGCGAAGTTCATAATAACGTCAGTATCTGTTGTAGTCATCGTTCTGCCAAAGATGATTTTCTCGTTTACGCCGTAAATATCTTTATCGGTCTCACGAGTTGTTGCGATTTTCTTGAGCGCAGCATACGCAAGCTCGACATTCTCTTTAGCCGCACAAAGTCCAACTAAAATGAATTTATTGTCGAGAGATTTGAGCATGTCCGCCGTCAAAGCAGTATAGTCTACTCCTTCGATGACCACAACTCTTGCACCTGCATTCTGGAAGTACATCGACAGATATGCGTTCGTATCGGGGAATGTTTGTGCAGGGTAAACTGCACTTGCGGCCGCCCATGAAGCAAGAATTTCGTTGTCACCGATGCTTGTGACTGTGTTGCCAGATATCTTACCAAATGTTCCTTCGTGTGTATACAACACAAGCGTGTCACGAGTGCCACTTATCTGCGTCTCCACGTGTTGCTTGATATTGATATCAACAAAACGTCTTACATCAATGTCATTCATTGTTTTCGTCTCCTTCATAAATTATATTGACAGGGTCGACCTTTTCGAATACTTCGTCAGGCGTTACCTGCTTGATGCTCATCTTGCACGAGATAAGAATTTCAGTGTCGTGTCTATGCCACATCACATCATTCTTAAACTCATTTACACTCAAGTCGTTTTTGACTTCCTCGATGTATACGCCCTCTTCGTAAAGCGCTTGCCGCACAGCTTGCGTTCTCAAACGGGCGATGAGCTTATTCATTACTGTTGCACCGTTGTTACCATACAAGATGATGTAGAGCGTATACGACTTATAGAACGACACCGTATCGTCGACTTCTGTCATACTTACGTCGCCGTCGTTTTCACGAGTTTTGAGTTCGAACAACATAAGCTCTTCGCAAGGACAAACACTATCAAATTCTTGCTTCGTCAGAAGCTTATCGAGTGTCGCCCCATACGTTGTGAGCGCATTGCGAACTCTGTCAGAAGGAAGTTCAGCTTGAACAATCAACTGATTGCGTACGAGCTTATTAAGTTCGTTGATGTCCGCAATCGTGTTCATATCAGCTTCTCTCCTCTCAAATATTTGATGTAGTCAGCGAAGTCTCTATATGCGGCGAGTTGTATCATTGTAAGAGTTGCCTCACGACAACCGTATTCGTCGTACGGATGCGTCTCATTGCATCTCAAAAAATCGCCGTTATACTCGATGATATCACCAACATCTATACGATACAAGCTCTTGCAATAGAACATGTACCGCACCTCAGCAGTGTTGCCGTCTTTCGACTGTCTTTCACGCTTTGTTTGAATTTGCAACGAACCTCGAATTGTCTTTCGTTCATACGTCAACTTTGTGTTTCCGTACTCATCCACATCACCCGCTTTATTGACGACGTAAATCGGATAGTTAAACGAAAACTCCTCGATTGCGTCAAAGAAAAATGTAGGGTCGACAAGATGATTTGTTCGCATATCAGTTCGCCCCCGGAATAGGATGTGACGTTACAACGAAAATGCTTGCAACATTCTTCGTTTTCAGAAGCGCCCAAAGCGCAGCACCGTAAGATGTTTGGTTCCAGAACTTTGCTTCGTCATCGGAACTCATTGTCTTATCGATGTCATACGCTTTCGAAAAGCCCCCAACACTCATAGACGACAACACGCCCTTTGTCGTACCGCCGCCTGCGATAGAGTCGAGCGTATCTCCAACTGGCGCCTGCTGTTGTTGAGCAATGATTGTCGCGTAATGCGCAATACAATAGCTCATTGCAAGCTTCCAGTCAGAGCCGTAAATACTCTTAAAGATTTTGTTGTTCGCAATTTCATAGAGATTGTCGAACATCGTCTGACCTTCGGCTGTCTCCATAAATTGCTTGAACTGCGGCATCCAAAAGGTGAAGTCGGCGACAGTGAAAGGCGGGTTTTTTCGATCAGTTTGTATACCGATTATTGCCATACAATCGCCTCCTTTTCAAATTAAGACTCATATCCAGGAATTGTGCCTCTAATAACAGCATCAAATCTATCAGGATTTTCAGATCTAAGGCCTTTCAAATCAGTTGATGACCTAAGAACGTTAATCATCTTATTCAAATCGTCTCTACTAAGATTGCGTTTCTGTTGATAATTCTTAGAGATGTGAAAACTACCTCGTGCATTATCAATAAACGCGTCTACGTAGATGTTCACTTTTTGACGAAGAAGTTTTTCGATAGAGTCTAAGTAATCATCATCAGAATTTGCAGAAGCATAGTCAATCAAAGTGTCTATGGCATTGATTCGTTTTATACTATCTTCAAGGTTCTTTTGTGTAACATTTCCATTTACAACTGCCTGAAGATTTTCGATATGACGATTTTCGTCATTTCGAATTGCCTCAATTGCTGTATAAGACTCGTCAGGAATTTTACCTTTAAGATTTTCAAGAGCGACGTTGTAAGCGTCAACAGCTGCACGTTCGTCCTCAAGCAGTGCGTTCACGGTTTGAAGAGGCGATGCTTCGTCTTTCAGGCAATCCTTGTATTTTACTACTGTAGCTTTGCCTAAATTACTTATACCTTGAACGCCAATCAATAATCGTTCGGCTTCAGACTTTGTTGTTTTTCTGATAATTCTAGTTGCTTTTTCGGGAGAAGAAACTATTTTATATCTTGTTCCAGAAGGCTGCAACTGCGCCCACTGTCCATTGATTTGAAGAGCATAAAACCCCATTTCTTCATCTACCAGCTGGATTGCCTTCACAGCCGAAACAGCTTCGTCATACGTGCTTGCCTCGACCTTATACTTCTTATTGCCTGTATCGACAATAAATTTTTTCATCGTTCTGCCTCCTTCTATGCAAAAGGCGCCGACAACATCGTTGTCGTTGTCGACGCCTGTGCAAAGATATTTGTTTACAGCTTATTTCGTGAAGTCCCAGTAAGACACGACACCGAATTCCGTGTTATTCGTGTTATAAGGCATCTGAATTTCCGATACCTGACCGACGAATGCCGAGGTGTACGACATCTTGTCGATATTGGGCAGTGTGATGTAATGTTGCATCGGATACGGCATATCAAGACGAACAAAGTCCTTGTCGTTCTTGTAAGCCACAATACGGCCGTGCTTGCCGGTACCCATGTCGTTGAGCGCGGGTCTGGACTCGATTTTGATTTTGACTTCGCCGGAGCTTTCATCGGAACCGAGGTTGTGGTCCAGAATGAACTTACGTAACGTGTTCGTGTAGAGCGCCGAGAAACGGGAGCTCAGATCCGAACCGACGAACGTAGGAACGAGGAACGTATCGGGCATGATGCTGATGTTCATACCACTGTTGAGCAAATACGTTTCGAAAACGCCGTTGAAGAAAGCCACAACATCGGCATCGGACATGCCCTTGAAGCCGCTGTTCGCCGCTGTAGCGGAGCTGTTGTCGATTGTGGTGACCAAAACGTTGTCGTTGTTGAACATACCGGTCGTACCTTCGATACCCGTGTAAGCAACCTTCTGAACGAAGAGGTCCCATCCAGCAACAATCGCGTTACTGTAGATGTCCTGAATGCTTTTCTGAAGCGTGAGCTTCTTCATCTTTTCGAGCTCGATGAAGCGCAGGTCATACGCAACCTCGAACGTAAAGACGTTCACACGTTTCTGATTGAGACCCGCATTGACGCGCGGAATGTAGTTGGCGTTGTTTCCGACTACGTTCCGGAATTCGTTCATGATACCCGCCCAGTCAACCGTGTAGTAAGAAACGTAATCGACGAAGCCGCCGCCTACGTCCACCGAAACGTCTTTCTGGTATGTGACGAAGTATTTGGGCTCGTAAAGCTTTTGATGAAGCTTGGCGAGTGTTGTGGTCAAGAATGCGAAGTTGGTGTCATGCACCTTCGCGTCCCCGACGTATGCTTTGCGCATACGAGAACCGTACATATCGCTCAGACCAAAGCACTGACCTCTGTGGGAGGCCGAAACGCTATCGACGAAGAAGTTTTTTGTCACGGTACTCGGAGTGAATGTTCCTTCCATCTTGTTTTACCTCCTTAGCAGATTTTGCGTACTTCGGCAAGCAAGGTTGCGCCTTGCTGCTCGTAAATGCCTGTAAATTCATATCCAGGCAATTCAACGATGGTCGAATCGCTGATTTTATCAGCAGTAGTTACTTCAGCAGAAGCAAGAACCACCGCTACTTTTGCGCCGTTTTTGATTTGCGCAAGTGTTGCGTCGCTCTTAAGCGCGATTGCGATAAAACCGTTCATAAACAGGTTGAATGCTTCACCGGGATTTGTGATAGGTCCGTCGTTTGTCTTACCCCACGTATCTTCGAGCTTAACGTTGGTTGCCAACACAAAACCCGCAAATTCGTTGATGTTTGTCAACGCGTTCGCCTTTTTGTAGTAACCTGTCGTCGAGCCGTAAACCACCATATCGCCGAAGTTGACGCCGTCGGTACCTTCGATGATGCCGCCCTCAACGTTATACTTATCGGAAACGGTGGGGTAGCCGCGCATGAGTTGCTTGATTTTGTCTTTGATGATGAGACTCATGATTATCTGTTACCTCCGTATCTTTTTGCCCAGGCCGCGGAAACGTCATCTTCCTCGATGCTATCCTCGGTCTTGGTCTTCTTTTTTTCGATTGCGCCGGCACTCTTTTTGATAGAGTCCTTCGTCTTTTTCAGCTCATCGGTGTCGATGACCTCTTCGATTTGCTCTCCCTCGTCCTCGATTTCCTCTTCCTCTTCCTCTTCTTCCTCGACCTCTTCATCAGTGGTCGTATCAACAAGGGCGCAGAGCTTGTCGGCAACACCAGCAAGTTTCTTAAGGGAAGCGATTTCCTCGGGAGACAGCGCATCGTCTGTACAAGTGTTGGTCAAAGGCTTTTTGGTCTCGTCTTCGTCGTCGGTCTTTTTAACCTCTTCGACTTCCTCGACCTTATATTCTTTACCGTTCTCGTCACGAATATTGAATTTCATAAAGTCTGTCTCCTTTAATCTTTTTTATATATGATTATTATAATACATTCGATGCAAAAGATATAATCATACAAAAAATTCTTTTATATCGTGAATTCACAATTTTAATTCTAAGACCATTTAACGGCCAAGTATAATATTCCTATTATACTTGACCAAGAGTGTCCCAGAAGTCTTCCTGTGAATTACTTCGATACGTTTACTTTCTTTGTCATTTCAACAATTTCGTCGACTTTCTTGTCCCAGTATTCCGCATCGAATTCGTAACCGTGCTCAATCGCATAAGCCTGAAGCTTCGACATCACACTATCTTTCTTGACAGCGCCTGCAGACTTACCTTCTTTTTTAAGTAACAAAGATACGTCCGAGTACAGAGTCTCAGCATTCGCAATCAACTCGTTGCAAGTATTGAGCATATCGGTTGTGGCCACTGAATTTGCTGCTTCCAACTTAGCCTTTTCGGCTTCATCGGTTGTGTTTGCAAGTTGCTTGCGAATTTTGATTTTCGACTTGACATTCATGATAAGCGCGATTACAAGCGGAACCGCAACGGTCACCGCTGATACAACTGCGTATACAACTTTCAAGATTGTTTCGATGTTCTGCATAATACCTCCTTTGTCAACGACGAGGCAACACAATGCCAGCCATGCCAGGGCGACCTTCAATAGCAGACTGAAGCTTTGCCTTAGTGTCGGCAAGGTCTGCTGCGATTGCTTCGAAACTCGTACCAACGAGCTCTTCGGCCGTCTTAGTGGTAGTGGTGGTGCGCTGAACGGCGTCGACGTTATTTCCTGTAGTGTTGTCGTTAGATGCATCATGAAACGTTTCGGTTTCCTCCGATACCTCCTCGGCAACACCGTGGTCTGCGACTTGTTCGACTTCTTCGTGCTCGATTGTTTCACTTGTCTGTTCGGCAGTTTTTGTCGAAGCGGTCTCGGTATTTTCATACGCAAGCATCGCATCGATGTCATTGATGAACTCGACGAGCTTATTCATCTCGGGCGTTACTTTCTCGGCTTCAAGCTGAGCACGATACGGCTGTATCTGTTCTGCTTCAAGTTTTGCACGCAAAGCTCCGACTTTGTCGTCGATGTCTTTCTGCCGAGCATCGATAAGTGTCTGCAAACGATACATGTACGAAGCCCTTGTTTCGATAAGACTCATAGCGTTTTATTCTCCTTTTTTCAAAATTTATATCAGTCCTTGCCACGTAAGGAATAGATATACGACAACTGCGATTGCCATAACGGCAATGATTGCGATTAACGTCCACAAAAAGCCTTTCACAGCTTTTGGACGGTCTCCATCAGACGCTCCCGCAATAAGAGCTCCGATAGTTCCCTTTAAGAGCTTGCTAAGCAAAAAGAACGGGCTCAATACAAATGTAAGCAAATAGAGCAAGAAGAGATTGAGCGGCTCTTCAATACCGACAAAGCGCATGATAGGCTTAACACCATTGTAGTGGTATTGCCGTTTACGTTCCCTGTTCGCCCATGTATCTTCGATAGCACGATGCTCGTTCTTTTGCTGTTCAGTCTGAAGTACTTCACTCGCGAAATCAACCTTTTGTTTTTCGAAGTCTGCACGTTTCTCTTCAACTTCTGTGTGTTTAACTGCAGCTTTTTTAAGAGTCGATTTGACTTTATCGACGAATTGCTCATCTTCTGCGCTCGCTTCAGCCAACACATTGAGCTTGACTTGTTCCATCGCTGTACTGAATTGCGTTTCAGGCACAGAAACTTGCAAAGGTGATGTATCAGGCAAATTCTCAACAACTTCACTCACTGCTTTTGATATGTTTTCAACATGCTCAGTAGCCTTAACTTCAGGTTCAACTTCAGCTTTTGCTTCAATAGGAGCGTCCATAGTGTTAGACGTTCCATCAAGTCGAGCTTGCTTTTCTTGCATTCGTTTGAGTACTGCACTCACTTCGTTCATGTCTTCAATCATGATGTATAACCTCCTTTTAGACTCGAACAAGTTTGCATGTTATGCTTCGTGCAAGTTGTCCTGTATCGAATAATGGGTGATTGCCTTTTTTGCGAGCTGCAACACTTGGCGCATTTGGCGCGAGTCGACCGTCGTTTGAGTAGATTATCTCTCGAGCGTAGTTTTCCATGCGAATGCACATCTTGTTGAGTTCTTTCTCAAGTCCTTGTTCACCAACTTCAACATACGCTTTAAGCGCCTTTTGCATTACACTTTTAATAAGCGTATTCCCATATGCAATAGTCATTTTAAGAACGGGTCTTGCAGGTAAGTGATGCAAGGGAGACCCGTTCTCATGTATGAACATCAGCTCAGCATTCGTTATGCCGACGCTGTAAGTTGTTTTGCGTTTTGTCTTTGTGCTGAACACTCCGATTTGAATTTGATACTGCGGAATACTTGCAAGATATTTACGAAGACCTTCACCGATGTCGCTCATTCTTTTACATACTTCTTGATGTACTCAGGTACTTTTTTACGAATGAGTTCTTTAAGTTTATTGTCAGGTAACAAAGACTCAGAATAAAGCGAACGCATTGCTTGAACGACTCTATCGTATTTGCCGATCGAATTGTTTTTGCCGAGTTCATTGAGAACTTGATTTGCGAATACAACTACTTTATGCGCATCGTCTTTTACTTTCGAAATTGCGTCCTCAATCGAATTTGCACGAACTTTGCGAATATACGTCACGTCGTCCTGTTTATATTCGATTGTGAAGAGCTGTTCTTTCTTGGAGTCACTCACAGAGTCTCTTGCTTCGATGATACCTTTGTTGCGATACGCAGGGTTCATCTCAAGGAATTCTTTTACAGCTGCTTCTTTCGAAACCGCAGGCCAATCTGCGACTTTATAGGCGCCGAATGCATTTTTCACATAAATCTTGAAGTTTTTTTCGGTCACATCTTTTGCCCCAACAGGTTTGTTCGCTTTCTTGTAGTTTTCTTCTTCGACAGAAGACCAATTGTCGTCGTTTACACTGTCTTGAATACGTCTTGCATAAGGCTTTTCTTCCATTAGTGCTTTGCGTGCTTTCTCAAGAGTTGAAAAATCATATCTGCCTTGCGCCCACTGACCATCAGTAGTGTCATAGCCGAGACCTATGCCAAAGTCATTTGCACGTTTGAAGATGACGTGCAATCTACCGCCATCTCTGTACATTTCAAGCACCTGATAGCCTTGTTTCGTTTGCTTTGAAAAATCTGTATCGATAAGAGTCGCCATATCTTTTACCTCGAACTTTTTATTGATTTTGCTTTTTGCAAGCAATGAATTTATTTTGTCAATTTGTCGTTTGACTTTGCCGATATCCGCTGCAGAAAGACGACCTTCTTTCTTCCATGTTTCATAATCTATAATATCTTTTTCAAACGTAGTCAACATGCTGTTGAATTCTGCAACGTCATTGTTGATTATTGCGCGTTCAAATGCAGCAATATTTGTTGAAAAGTCGAATCTCATAACCGCCATGTCATGCATAACTTCAATGAAGTGTACATCTTCAGGAGCATTCTTTTCTTTTGCTGCAAGTTTTTGACCTAAATCATAGCTTCGACCACCATCTTTACGATTGTAACGATACCACTTATCATAAACACCTGCCATACGGTCTTTATAGCCGTATTTGATGTCATCTTCTTCAGCATCATCAACACTGTCAACAATACGAGCAATGCCTGCTCGACCTTGTTTGCAAAGCGCAACATGATTGCCGCGTATGTTGCGTTGACACAGTTCGGCGTCATCATCGATATCGCAGTCGTAGCCACAACTCAATTCTTTGTATTCGCCGCTCTCAACCGCCTCAACCGCATTTTTATCTGTGATAACGAGCGTGCCCATCATAACGGGCTTTCCGTTATCTTCACCCTTATGAATGTCACGTACAAACCCAACACTCAAATCGTTGTGATTTTCTACGTTTACGTCTTCATCAGGATGCTCGATACACACAGGCTTGTTTTCAAAAGATGCCATTGCCTTATCAGAGAACACCTCATCATCAGTGCGTTCAACATTCACAATTTTGTCGGGGTCTTCACATGCATCGCCAAAAAGCTCGCAGCGTTTATATTCCTGTTTGCCGGTTCTGCTCAAAATAGCGTCCGTGCAAATCAAATAACCCTCGGGTGTTTTGAACTTGTGAGGGCCAAGTTTTTCTGTTACAAGAAAGCGCATTATCTATTTCTCCTTTATAAGTATTGTATCATCAAAAGTGCCCAAAGTATAATCAGAGCGACAAACTTGTGTTGCCGAATTTTGTCGTAAATTGAACATCACAATGATAGTTGTGCTTGTCAAGATTGCTCAAAAAACTCGTAATCTCCAACACATCCTGATGTTCTTGTATCGTCTTCATTACGAAGTTATCAATCGTAACTTTCGCTGTGTCTTCATCGACAAGCGGCATGCCGTACTGATAGTTGTACCAGAGCTCGTGTTGTATGACACTCAAGCGCTGAATAAGACAATCTCTGACCATCGTATTTTCGCTTGAAAAATTGTCATGTTTGTCATTCGCATTGACAAACTTTGCTGTACCGTCTGTATTCGTTCCATACGACCCAAACCACGCAATTGCACGTCGCCTTGTTGTACCCGAACGTTCGTCAATAATTCGTCTAACTCTCATACTACGAATATACCTCCTGCGCCTGTTTCGTCAGCCCAAACAAAATTTCCGCCTTGTCCATCGGCATCAGCCCAAACCAAAACGTTGAAGATTTGTGAAATCGTATACGTATAACGTATACCTAGATGTTCAATGGTCAAATAACCGCCTCTGAAAAGTTTGCTGATATTCGGCGTCACGTCTTCACTCTCGTTAAGATACGTATCAACACTTGCTGCATACGTAGAGTTATTGACAGGCAAAATCTGCAAACCTGCGTTGTTGTAGTATTGCATGACTTGCTCATACGTTCCGTTGCAATAATTTCGAATGATTTGTGCTTTAATGAGCATCAAGAACTCTTTGTCTGTCAGTGACACAGTCGCCGCAGTCTTTTCCGTAGATGTTGTGGTCTCATAATACTCGAGTGAAAATGTTCTGCGTAAGCCAAACAAGTTGCCGAGCATATTGAGAATGTTGCAATTATCATTGTAGCCTTTGAGCTGAGAGATAGTATCAAGAAAGTTTGAGTCATGGATGTTGAGCAAATACAAAAGCAAGTCACTTGTCGGTGACACGCCTTTGAACTCGTTAAGAGCGATGCCTTGTTCGTCGTCTCCTTCACCCATTAAAAGCTCATACCACAGACGAAAGTGCTCGATAAAGCAATCATCGTTGCGCAAATAGAGTGGAAGTTTTCGTTCGTAGTATCTGAACTCTCGTATTGTTAATGGTATAAGATGTTTCATACGACCTCCTTACTGAATTGTGAGCGTGTATGTTCCGTCAGTCTCTTTATTGAACGAGAACGTTGAATACTCATAATATGTGTCCGGATTGTCCGTACTCGCAACACTGACGTTCGACGCACTCACAGTATATGTTCTCTGTCCTTTGAACTCAGGGTCAGCTTCAAGAATTGCGATGAAAATCTTGTCTGCATCGATGCTGTCACCAAGTTTGATGTTGTTCGCGTAATTGTAAACTTCTTGAGCAATCGTTGTGAACTCGTTTTCTGTGAAGTATTGAGTCGGTTTAATTTTCGCCGTGATTGTTGGCTTAATCGCAATCGCTTTCTTCCAGTACACGAATTGATTGAGGTAGTTTATCGTAACACCGAGCATTTGAGGAATGAACTCGTATGATTTTGCAGTTCCGTTTGTTGTAGCTGCAGTCGAAGCCGTTGTTTTGATGCCGGGCGTTAATTTTGTGCAAATCAAATCGCCGATTGTTGCATCTGCGATATTCAAACCTTTTTGCTGACGAATAATGATATACATATTGTGAGGAGCAATGACAGTACCGTCTTTTGCAGTAGCGCTCGCCAAAGTGTTGTTGTTGTAAATGCTCACATCATCGATGCCTGTAACTTCTAACAATGCGCCTACAAGACTTTCGAGCACACTTACTCCGTTTGCGCCAGAAGATTGTGCACGTCTTTGTCTCAGCTCCGTGTCGCTCTCTTCATTACTTCCGCGAATTGCATCTTCGGTTTGCTCGACCTTCAAGTTCATGACAAGAAGCGTTTGAGCGATCCATCCTGCAGGAGCATCAACAGGTCCTACTTCTGTGCAAGTAACCTTGACCTCAACACTTTCACCAGGTCCGAGTGTTACACTCACGTCGCTCACCCATTCCGTTCCAGACTTATCAACGAAAGTGATTTGATTTATGACGTTACCGTTTTCGTCTATATCGCCGAATGTAACAGGGTCGCCAGTTGTAAGCAAGCTTGTCACAATAATTGAAGCAGTCGACTTTGTTGCACCCATTCGATTAACATTCGCCAGTCTGCAAAGTGCATCAAGATAAACACCGCTCGCAGTGTCAACGTCAAGATTTGAGTACAAGCTCTTCATAACCTGCAAGATGTTGTTGATGATGAGAGCCATGTCATTGACAAATACACCATCTGCACTTGCCGTGCTCAAGTCAATGTCCGAACCGTACACCTCTTTGTAGCGTTTGATAATCGCGTCCCTTACATCGACGAACTCTGCAACTTCCATACCTGCACTCGCAAGTCGTACGAAGTTGCCGATTTCAAACTTTCTGTCTTTAAGCATTCTCTTATACCTCCGATTTTCTATAGATTAAGCCAACGACAATGCCATACGCCTTTTCATGATACAATGTCGTTTTAGAGTCCGTGTTTGCCTGACCTGCTTTGAATGCATTCAAGCTTGCTCGAAAATCGTTGTTTGTGAAAATCACTAACACAACGTCGCTCACTTTGATGTCGAGACCTTGCAGTTTGACACACGCTATGTTTGTGTTGCAGTCTGTGATGTACTCACATCTCAAAATGTCGCCGTTTATTTCACGAACAATACAAACATCCGCAACATTCAGCGTTCTGAACACATTATTCTTGAGCGCAAAGCATACGTCTAAGAATGAGCTATTTTCTGTATCATTTCCGTGTGCCATTAGCCAATCTCCTTTGCAAGGTACGCCGATATTCTCGACCTCGTCTTAGCATAGATTTCGATGAAGAAGTTCTGTCCTCGATTTTCGAGTTGATAGTGCATCTCATAAATCATATACTGACCATTCTCGTCGAGTAAGCCACCAAGATTTTTCGTTGCTTCACTTTGAGATGTCACATTGATTTGAATGAGCGAGTTATCCATTACGATTGTGTCACCGCATTGAAACGCAAACGTCGGCATCACTGAAAACACCAAACCGTCAGCTGTCATACGAGGAAACCCATTCGTTAAAAGCAACGTATCTTTATTGAGTTTTATAACACGTGCATTGCTCTTGTTTGCGTCGAACAATGTCATGAATGAATTGCCAATGCAGTCAGAGCTCGATATGTACGAACCATTTTTAGTCATTTGGTCATTGACCCATTCTGCAGCAGTTTGATTGTGCGCGTTCTCGATACCCTCCAAGAATTGCTTCTTGAATTGCGTCGAGATATTTGGGTTCGGAACGCCGCCGACTTTACACACAAAGTTTATCGCTGAGTACATGTTAATGCCAGAGTTGAAGCTCAAATTGATGCGTCTTTGACCATAAGATGCAACAAGGTGGGACGCACAAAGTATCGTCACAGTGTTGGTATCGACACTCTCTCGTAAGTTCGAGATGTACATGACACCGCCCTCAAAAATTGTCTGAACACCGCTTGACTTATATCCGCACTCAATCTTGATGTTGTAAAACTGACCGGTAATAATTCGCACAATCTCAACATAAGTCAAGTTCGAGATTTTGACCGTGCAATTATCTTTGAGTGTGCTCATAAATTTGTTGCCGGACACGTTTATCGCAAGACCGACACCGTTTTCGTTCTCTTCAAAGACGAGTTGCTTGTTTTTCCCGTTCTGGCCGGGACTCTTTGTTGTGAGTGTTATTCTTAAAACTCGCATCCAAGCTTTAACTGCCACGATGTCACCTCCTTGCTTAGTATTTGATGGCCTCTTGAATTATGTTTGCGAGTGCGTTCGAAAAATCGACCGGACTCAATTGTGCTGCGCAAATGAAGTATCGAGTCAAATCATTCGGGTTCGCATTTGCGTCTCGAATAAGATACACTCGACTTTTGCTTGTACTGAAAAGCATATTATTGTCATTGCCATCAGTGAAAGAGTTGATTGCACAGTTTGTGTTGGTGCATTTGATTGTTGTGTCGTCGATGTCACTAATGTTGAGCTTATATGCATAGCCCGAGTCAACATTGTTTCGCTCAAAATTGAAAATATAGTACGAACCGTCAATATTTACGAGAGTTTCTTGAGCTTTGTTTTCAGTCACACTCCATACTTTCATTGTACCATCAAGCGTTCGAATTTTGTTATGAATACTGTCGTAAAACTCCATAAAGCGCTTGACTTCTTTATCTCTCTTCGTTGCATTCTTGTAATACTTAAACGCTTTAATTTTGTAAGCTCTTTTCTTGATAAGCTTGAACAACGCAAAAATTCCAATGATAACCGCTGCAGCTGCTGCAACAACTGCACCAACAATAGGTATCGTTGAAATCGCCACACCCAACGCAACAAGTGTTGATGCAAGAGCTGTTGCAACAACTGCGCCGATGCCTATCGCAATGAGCGACCCGACGCTTATTGTTGCAAGATACTCAAGAAAGTCGTCTGTTGCAAGATTGTAGTCAATGAGTGCTTGTAAAACCTCTTCATCGACCGCGTCCCAATCAAGCAATGTATCAGAAAAGTTCGATGCATCGGCGTATGTGATATCAGGCGCAAATCTGTCGTCAGGGTCAACGTCATAGACTTGAACGTTCGCTCGCAAAGCCTCTCTAAAGCTAAACGTAAAGCCAAGCGAGTTAATCTTCTCAACCCAATTGATGCTTTGCAATACCATATTGTCACGTACTGTGAATTGTGGCGTGCTGTCTCTGTCGACGATTTTGATTTTCGAGATTGTGCAAAGAATACCCTTGTCTTTGATGTTCTCAAAGATTTTCTCAACTCGTGCTAAGCTCTTTCCTGCTTTGTCAATGAGTATTGCCTTTTTGCCGTTAAGCGAAAATGTTCCATTGAGTGTCAAGTCAATCGGGTTTTTGTACATATGGTCAGCCATCGGAGTTCCGTTCACTGTCGGATGTTCTGTTACAGTAGATGACGCTGTTATGTTTGTGTCATTGACAGTGTCAAGAATAATTGTGACCGCGTTTGTTGCATCATTCGGGTCAATATACGATATGAGAACTGCGTATTCCACGTTAACCTCCTAAGCCTTTTTTTGCCTCGACCATTTGTGCGTTAAGCATGTCGAGGTATGCCTGTTTCTGAGAGTCCGTTGTGCCGTTGAATGTGTTGTTGTTGCTAAATGTTTGATTTACAACACTGTTATT